TTCATAGGACCCTTACTTGTGACACGATCCTAAAACCCTTTTTTATGAGCGCTTAACAGTGCTGTTGTGATCACAACAGCCAAAACGCAAAATTGGGGGGGATTTTGATACCAATTAGCAAAAGAGAAGCGTCATAATGCTGATATACCAGCATTATGACGCTTCTCTTTTTATCTACCGACGTCGACTTATCACCCGCACGGTAGTTATACCATCATAGGTAGCACGTAACAAACCATTGGTATTAAGCCCTTTGCGAAAAAGAGAGATATTTTATTTACAAATCGTGGAAGAGCACAAATTAATTTAATATTGGTCCTTTTTTTGATGTTTTGCTTTCTCCCACTATTATATACCAACTTATTATCTTAAACACACAAAAAAAGTCCCACACCAGCCAATTAAGGCTAGTGCGGGATTTTGTATTTTGAAATTAATTTTAGTGGGAATCGATTTTTGCGGCACATGAAGATAATTATCTATGATTTTTCAAAACTTTGTAGTAATATATTACCAAGGAATTAAAAAAATTGCCATTTATTTAAAACTTGGAGGTGCCTATATGACTAAAAATTATCACAGTTTGCAAATATTTAAATATTCGCATCCAAAGGAAGACATTAATCTGCAGTATAAAGCAAGAATAAATTCACCAGCAACTATCAATACTCATCTTAAAATTAATCCCATGCAACGTGGCATCAGGCAAGGTATCACATTTAATCTCTTTGCAATGCCCATAAAAGAGCTTTTACAACTGCAAGACGCTATTCAACAAAATTCAAACCGGATTTCTAATTTACTAGATAAACTGCCTGGAATCGCAGCAAATCAATTATTTATCAATACATTAAAAAATGAAATCAGAAGTACAAATGAGATCGAGGATGTAAAAACAACTAATGCTGAAGTCAACGAAGCAATTGCCAATGCTCAAAGCAATACAAAAAGAAAAACTAGATTAAAATCTTTCGCTCGTATGTATTTAAAAATTAAGGATAAACAGAATCTACAAATCCGAAATATAGGAGACATTAGAAGAATATATGATTATTTACTTGAAGGAGAAATCCCCAACAACAAAATGCCTGACGGAAAAATGTTCAGAAATCGTTTTGCAAGAATTGGTAGCGAAATCGAAACTGTTCACCAGCCTAAAGTACACGAACTCGACTTTTTACCAGATTTGTTAGATTGGGTTTCCTTTATAAATGATGATAGTATACCGTTTCTAATCAAAACTTTCATTTCTCATTATTATTTTGAATACGTGCATCCTTTTAATGATGGAAACGGAAGAACTGGAAGGTATATTGCTTGCGTCTACCTAGGGTATAAATTAGACTCGCTTTCTGCTATCACCTTTTCGAGTGAAATAAACAAGAATCGCACAAAGTACTATAAAGCATTTAGGGAAGCCGGTGATTCTAGAAACTACGGTGAGATGACTTTCTTTGTACTAAATATGATGGAAATTTTAGCAAATGGACAAAGTTCACTCATCCATGACTTGAAAGAAAAACAAGACTTGCTAAATTATTTCTTTAAAGTTATTTCCTCTTCTACTTCTGAAAAACTAGAAAAATTGATACTATTTCTTTATGCGCAGGCTTTCTTATTTAACGACACGGGATTTGGCATTGAAGATAGGGAACTAAAACAGTACACAAAAGATTTCCATTGGACCCAAGTAAAGCAGTGCCTAAATAAGCTTACTCAAAATGGTTCGTTGACATTAACTAAAAAATCTCCACTAACTAGAAGACTCTCCGAATCTTTTCTAACCAAAATAACAGAAAATTAATATACCTAGATTGTTCCGTTGGGCCCTTTTTTACCACCAGCTATCACCTGAAACGACCGTGTAATACGTGTGAGAAGCACTGACTTTAGAATGCCACCCGCTAATTGCCAGTAATGTAATTTCACAGTAGTGAGTATTAAAGTTGCACGATTTCTCATATATTCCTATGATAATAATGGAACTTAGTAATAATCTGATTTCCTCTTTTGCTAAGATACTTTCTCTTATGTATTAGCCGTCTGCCCTCACAGCAGGCGGTTTTTTACGTAAAAATCCCCCACGCCGAAACGCAGGGGATTAATTATACTACTTTTTGCTTGCTTGTGACGCTGTTTCAGTGTCAGATGATGCAGAACTATTCACTACAGCAACTGTGGACGTTGGTGTTTGCGCTTCGTCAGCGACTTTATTAGCTGCTGCTTCGACTTGACTTTCCTCTTTACTATCAACTGTTGGTACTGTCACTGTTTGAACGTCAGTAATAACACCCAACATACCAAGGATCGTTAATACGGTATTCACTACTGCGATAATTGCTGACCAATCACCAGTAAACTTAACACCAAACATGGCAAAGACTTGTTGGATTAACACAATTAATAATGAAATAATTCCAGCGATCAATTTACCATTCAAGCTTCCATCAGCATTCTTGAAGCTAATTTTTTTAATCATATTTTTCCTCCTAAAGGAACTTTTCTGCGATGTAAATAACTAACGTGACAAGCACGCCACTAACCAAGAAGCCAATTAGCCAATTTTGAATCTGTGTCACGCGGTCAATTTGATGGCTGACTTCGATTGCCTTGGCTAGGGCCTTGTCCGCTTTGTCGCCAATATCGTCAACTTGATTCAGCTTTTCTTCGATGTTCTCGACTTTCGTTTTGGTGGCGGCCACATCCTTTTGAATATCCATTAATAGCTTAGTTGTATCATCGTATTGTGCCATTATCTCACCACCAAACGCTGGCCGGGATAGATAGTGGTGTAAATCGTCTTTCCATTATGGCTAGCTAATGTAGTCATGCTCAGGCCGTTGCGTTGTGAGATTGTCCACCAGCTGTCGCCAGACTTGACTGTGTAATACGTATGACTAACCGGCTGACCAGTAGCTCGCTTCCCGTAGGCTGGCCCGTTGGTGACGCCCAGCTTAATGAAGCCGTATAAGCCATTTGAACGGGTGTAACGTGCCCATACATAGTCATGTTCAATAATGACGGCATTGTAAGTTACACTCTCACCCTTGTAATAGGTAGCCACTGGGCTAACTTTGTCACTATCCGTGTAGCGAACAGCTAGTGTCCGGTTAGGATAAAATACCCCTCGCTGGTTGTATTTGACAACCTTAGCTGCCTGAGCCTTCTTAACGTTGGCTTGAGCTTGTTTCTTGCTAGCAGTCGTGTAGCCTGATTTAGTGATCCCTGTTAGATCGACATTGCCGTCTAATCCGCCTGCTTTATACATGCTAGTGAATTGGAAGATAGCCACGCCGTCCATGCTAGGGAACCAGTTATAATCAGGGATAGTTCTAACCAGATAGTCCGGATACTCAGCTAACCATAGACAGCTACCATAGGCACGTACAATGGCACTCACATTAACATGTGCATTTAGATAATCCTTGCCACCATAAAGCATTGGGGTATAGCCAGCCGCTTTAATGAGGGCCATCTGGGCTAGAATGACATTAGTATTAGCTGTCACGCTATTAGAAGCCCCATCCTCATAATCTAACGCGACAATACTACCCTTGGGCGTCTTAACGCGTGGCAAGTAATAGGTCATCATAGCCTTGGCATTGATCATGTTGCCACCAATACCGTCCCACAAATAGGTGTGTACCCGTTTACCAGCCTGTTGAGCACTGACGACTTGGCTGTTATACGTGGTTTGAGGGATATTAGTCCCACCATAAAAGCCACCTGCTTGCGATAGCACAAACTTATCAGTATTGTAGCCGAATGTTCCACTATTACCGTTATACTTAGACCAGTCGACCCCTTGCTCCCGGCTAGTTGCCGCTTGACTGGTAACATTGCACAAAAAAAAGGCCATAAAAATAGCACCCAACATTAAGATGAGTGCCTTCAACTTGTGCTTATTCAATTGTCTACCTCCTAGTGTACGTTGTTATTATCTACGGTAGATGCTACCGGTGCTTCTGATGTTGCTGGTGTTACTGGTGTTGTTGATGTTGCCGGTGTTGCTGATGCTTCTGATGTTGCTGATGCTACCTGTGCAGCTTTATACGCTACAATTGCATCGGATACTTGAGTAACCTGAGTTTGGGTAATCAGTGATTTTACTAGATAATTGCCAGCGTATACAGTTGCTAAATCCGATGGAATCAATCCATTGTCAATGCTACTAATTAATCCTTCTGTTAAAAATTCGCTTAAATCAAAACTCATGATAAATGACCTCCTATTGTACGATTTTATTATCTACGGTAGCTGATGCTTGTGCAGCTTTGTAGGCTACAATTGCATCTGATACTTGAGTAACCTGAGTTTGAGTAATCAGTGATTTCACTAAATAATTGCCAGCATATACAGTTGCTAAATCCGATGGAATCATTCCATTGTCAACACTGTCAATTAACCCTTCTGTTAGAAATTTGCTTAAATCAAAACTCATGATAAATGACCTCCTAATGATACAATAGCTGCTTGTAATTTTGCGTAATCTGATTGTGTCAAAATTTCTGATGGGTTAGGGCACCAGTCAGTTGCTACGCTACCTTTTTCTAACTTTTCTTCTTTCCACCCAGTCAAAGCAGTTTTCTGTGCACCATATGCAAAAGGTGTCAAGCTTATAACCCCATCTTTTGTAGGTGTAAACAATAAAGTTGAGTATCCAGTTTCACCTTTCTCAATAGATGAGCCAACGCCTAAACTAAAATCTGCTTTATCCCCAGTCGGAAATAAACGTACACTCACATATGCGTTATCCGAGCCTTTAGTATTGTCAATCCACGCTTGATACGTATACGTCTGGCCCTTAACTACTTTGATTTTGTACGATCCATTAGTCGCTTGTGGACCCACATTAAAATCATTAGTTAACTGTTTTGTTTTTAAGACACTACTGGTACCTGTTAGTAAGTTAGTCCCAACTGCACTATTATCAACTTGCGTTTTAAGCTCAACAAAAGCTGGTGCTTTGGTCAAGCCATCATTATCAACAGTACCAGTGTCACCTTTTTCACCTTTGTCACCCTTAGCGATTGTACTTGCAGCCTTTTTCATTGCTTCCACAAATTCATCAAAAGCAATGGTCGTGATCACTTCCCCAGTGGTACTTTGAATGTTGTTGGTAATAGTAAACCCGGTTGACCCATCACTAGGATAGATTGACGTCCCAGTACTATCAACCACCCACACTTCAATAGCACAGTTACCAGCTGGTAAACTCTTCATTAAATCAGCGTCAAAGGTAACGGTAATTTTACCATTCGTTGGGTCAGTTAATTTACTTGGTTCAATTTTGGTCGATTTAAGATAGCCACTAGCATTTCCCAATTTAACGGTAATCGAAGTGGCATGAGTTAAATCCACTGCCGTATTATCATTGCCACAAACTAAAGTAAAACTAGTGGTGGTATCACCAATTTTGACCGTCTGTGATGAAGTATCAGTAAAACTAAGCGTTTTTTCCATTTTTAAGTTTCTCCTTTTCGTCCAGCTTGGCATTGAGCTGGTTGAGCTAGTTGATTTGTATCTTTTCACTGCTGGTATTCATTACGCAGCAACGGTATTAACTAATTGATCATATTCAGTAGCCGTAATCATTGCTGCTGACTTAAATGTTGCTAAATTATCCTTAGTGTATAATCCGATTTCAAAATAATACTTGATGAATTCAAACATAATTTGTCCCTCCCTATTTGGTTTCCGCAGCTGCTGCTGATGTTGCTTGTGTTGCTGGCGTTACTGGCGTTTCTGATGTTACTGGCGTTGCTGAAGTTGCTGAAGTTTCTGCTGCTGTTGATGTTGCTGGTGTTGATGGTGCTTTCTTTATATCTGCCACTTGTAATAGCACTTGTGCATTAAATTCAGCTTGCTTTTTCTGCATCGTTGCCATTTGCAATGCTAATTGTGCTTGGAACCGTTGTTCATCGCTTGGTTGATCTTCGACCACTGGTTGAATCGAGGGCGCGTAGTTTGGATCTTTAGTCAATACGCCATCAATCAACCAATAAGCACTACTATCAGTTGCTGTTAGAAAATCAGCAGGTAGTTGTGACTCATCATAATCAATAGCATCCTCCAAACCTCCTACCAGTGCATAACTGACCACATGTTTAGTTTTATCAAGTTTGATTTGCATTACAGCATACCTCCTACTTCCTTCAAGAACCCATCGGTAATTGGTGTGCTTTTACCATTAGCAAAGTATTTGGCACTCTTAATTGTCAGGCTACGTTTATCTTGACCAATTTGCAACGCAACTTCCAAGGCTCTCAAAGTCGTACCTTCAAAGTTTAAAGCTGGTTGTGTTAAGAACAGCATATTATTTGCCGCCCATGCCGGAACAAATTGGAGGGTATTACCAATTGTAAAATAGCAGCGAAATCGCAATTGTCGATAATTATTCAAAGTATCTCGTAACTTTAACACATCACCAACTTTGCCTTCACCAACCCACAGATCTTGAGGAATCGAGCTTTCTCGGCGCTGCCATTTCCCCTAAAATCTTTCTTGGTAAATCCGTGCCCCAATATAATAGAGAAAAGCCGTTTGATCATCTTTAGCGCCATACAAGACAAAGCCATCGTGAAAACGGCTGCTCAATAGTGGCAAATTTTTGGTGCCTCTTGGATAGAAATACAAGCCGGCCTGTTTGATTTGATAAACATCATTATTTGGCACTAATTTCACTTTATCAAAGTCGATATCTAATAGCGGGACACCTTTAATGGAAATGCCGTCCACAAAGTTCTTAATGCCAGCAATGTTATTTTGTGTACTGGTGGTGTTTACTAATTTGTCAGCATCCGCAATAGCAGCCATTTCGGTCATTGGGTGAATCACTGTTCCATTAACATCTTGTAACTCTTTAATAGACATCTTTACTAGCCCTCCTTAATAAAAACCGCATTATTTATCTTATTGTTAAATTCGGCCTTTGACACGACATCTTTGGTTGCCAGCTGGATCTTGATATTATCTAACCGGTCACTAATATTTTTTAGTTCGGTTAAGAAGGTTTGTTGTTTGTCTTTTAACTTCGAGATTAATTGTTCATACTCGCTCAAATAACTTTCAGAATTAATGCCAAACTCAACTAAGTTAGGTGAGACATCTACCAACACATCAATTGTCGTATCTACCTTATCGCCGAGCACTACTTTAAAGAAAGCTTGCTGGAATGTTCCCCGTGCTGTGAAAGTTTGCGTTGGGAAAACGTATCTAAAGATACCCATTTGCGGGTCTAACACAGTGCCACCACTAGTATCAATGATCCGGGTACCATCAGCTTTGACCCCTTCAAAATTGACATTTTTACCGGTTAAATCATAGGGGTAATTATTGGCGTTCAATTGCACCGTGACGGTCTTTAAACCACCATCGCCGACACGGGCATAAATGGCTTGTTGCGCTTGTTGTAAATTTGGTTGTTTTGTAATGTCGTATACTAACTCTTGATTAGCCATTGTTAGCTCCTTTCTTACTCATCGTAATAGTATGAATAGTCTTTAGCAATTTCCTGCACGATATATTGATGAGCCTCCGGGGTGGGATGTAAGCCATCGTGCATCATCGTTTTCTTAAAAGCCGGATTATCCGGCTCAAAAATACTCGTGGGTTTCATTAGGTCAACGTAAGGAACATCTTGTTGATTAAGATATTTCTTTTGAGCTTCCATATAGTCGATCAGCGTTAATCCTAAGGCGTTTTTTGACTGTTCTGTTCGGTACTTGCTTTTAACATCGACGCACTGACGGGTACAATTGACCACAATTAACTTAGCCTTCGGGTTATTATTTTTAACCCGTTTAATTGTTTCCTGCAAACCACCTAGATACGTTTTGATGTCCGTGTCACCCGCATAACCTAACTTAATATCATGCACCCAATCATCATCGGTACCTTGAATAATCACCACATCACATTGCTGCAATCGGCTGGCTTGATTAACAATTGCGTTATTATCATAATCACTCATTTTAGCGCCACCAACACTAAGGTTTTCAACATAGATATCATATTGATGAGTTAAAATATCTGGAAATCCCCCAGCAGTTGCCGCTACGCTGTCGCCAATGACCCCAATCTTGTTGGTTTTAGTCAATGATGATTGCTTTACAAAGTCATACAAGACTTGTCCGCGTGCAGTCTCATATAGGTTAGGTAACGGATTACCAGCCTCACTATTTGGTTCTTTAATTGTCGGTACAGACACATTAGTTGTGTCGCCTAAAACAATGGCACGGATTTCACGCGTGTACTTTTCATCTAACTGGTTGACCTGATCTATCGTGTCTTGATTGAACTTTTTAGTGGTACTTTGTACGCCGGCAATCGCTTCAGCAGTTTGTGCCATGGCCTCGCGGACATCAATTCCATACTGCTTTTCGCGAATCGCCTTCGGAAGTTTTTCCAAATCTAGTTTTTCCGTAATGTGAGAACGATCACGATAATATTTATCTTGGTTGTTCAAAATCTCACCTCCTAGTTAAATATTGGTTCTTGAACCGTTCTGATGGCTCTTGGTTCATATCTACTTTAGTAGTAATACCAGCCAAGGTGCCTTTGTCGGTATATTGCCATAAATCATAAGGATATAGCGGCTTAGTACCATAACTCGGAATCCAAATACTGCCAGCTTTGGTAATATCAAGATTGAGCTGTTGATACAAATGGTTCGCAATATATAACACAATTTGACTATTTGGAATACCCAATTCATTAAGCTGGCTGATATACGCATTAACTGTACCGCGCATATTGTTATTCTCGATGGTTTCAATATCAAGGGCATAGAACCGCGGTTGTTGTTGCCCTTTTACCACGCTTTGGACACGTTGATAAAAAGTACGTGCTTCGGCTTGACTATCAGATTCATTAACCCCTCTGAAGAACGCATATACGGCATAATTGAGCTTATTGGCCAAGACACCCTGAAGGTTTTTAACATATTTGACATCAATGTGATTTTCACCGTCTTGTATTCTAATAATACCTAAGGCTAATCCAGCATTGCTGACTTGCGACCAATTAATATCACTTTGGAACTCTGATACGTCAACAATCGCACCATTGTAGTATTTTGGTTGATTGTGCGGTGGATTTGGATTAGATCCACTCGGAGAGCTTGGATTAGATCCGCTTTGAGATCCTGGATGAGATTCATTTGGAGAATCTGGTACGTTATTTTGCGTATTAAATGACGTAATGTACTCACTAAAATTCTTAAGCTGATTGATGATCCTGCTTTGATTAATTTGTTGGCTAGTCAGGTTTTTATTCTGATTTCCGATCTTAATCGTGACGGTTTGCGGACTAACTAGATCAACTTCTTTTTCGCTAACACTAATCGTTTCATCAATATCCATAAACTTATCAATAATACGATAGCTATTACCGACCGTAAACGATTGAAAACGTTTGTCAATTAAAGCTAGATTAACAATATCAACACTCCAAGCAATCTCTGCCGATACTTGTTTTTTGAGATATTGTTCACCCTTTGTTTTGAGGATTCCAGCATCGTGAACATCGTCCCAAACATTAACATTTTCGATAATGCCAAATTTATCAATTAGTTTTGGATCATCTAAATAGCGGCTACCATTATTAACGCTAGAAATATCAATCTTAGGAATCGGCTTATTACTATCTCGCTTGTCGTCTTTCTGTGCCTTTTCAGCGCCTAAGGGAACTAAGCGAGTAATAAGGTTGTTGACGTTGAGATTGCGCGTAAAGCTCTTTAAATTAACACCTAACTCGATCGTTTGCTTGGTATCCGTTCCCAGACGATTGACATAGTCCAAAATTAACTGGCCATTAGGATTGCGTCCAATACGTAAAAAGCCTCCTAACCGATTGACTAAATTGTCCGTAATATTGTCTAACGTATCTTTAGTTTCGTCTAAATAGCGGTAAACATTATCGGTGCTGTTAGTTACGTCAACTGTTCCTAGGGCTATTTTTTTGAAATCATCGACTTGTCGATTATGTTCGTCGATTATTATTTTTAAAAAGTCATTGACACGGGTGTTATGAATCTCACGGTAAACTTGGGCGCTGTCATGTAGATAAGCTAGTTCACTTTCAAAACTCAATGTTTGTGTATGCGTGGTTGAATACACTTTGCTAACTTTGATGAAGCGGCCTCGGAAAATGGTTTTTTTTGTCTGAAGGTCTTCAATTCTGATAAACCAGCGATAAGGCAAAATTCGATTGAACAACGTATTTTCTAGGCTAATGGCTAACGTTCCAGTGTCTATCCCACCAGACACTAAGCTTAGACTACCCGATACAATCCGATTGCCATACACATCCGGTTCATTAATAGCTTCTTCATTGCCTAGATAGGTTTCGCGAACTAATATTTTGTACATTACAGCATCACCTCGCTTTCCCATTGAAACTCAATATCACCGTTACCATTAACTATAAGATTATTGATTCCCGGATTTAATCTAAAGTTGGGGTTATCTTGATAATCTCTGGTGTATTTGTATTTGCCATTAATCGTCATATTATTCTGACAGATAACTTTAAGCTTTGATTTCAAATCGCTATCATTATACAAGCTAATTTTTTTGGTGCCATTGACTGAATACTTGGTAAATTGCGCATACCCTGCTTCCAGATTAAAATTGTCCCAAATATCGTCAAACTGTCCTTTGCATAGCGCATAGGGTGAGACGTTGAATTGTACCGTTATTTCTAACACATTGTTAACATGATCATCATTTGCTGTGACACTACTAGCCTTACCAAACCAATAAAACGGAAGGTCATGACTATCGTAAATCGGCTGACGCATTGGTATTAGCAACAGCCTTTTACACTTTTGTTCTAGTAATCTACGATCGTGATAATTAACATTTAGTGCTTTAAATTGGTATTCAATCGTACGGTTATCAAAGATGCGTCGTCCAAGTATATCTGAAAAATCAATTGTCCCATCCATATAACCTATACTCTCGGTAACTTCTTTAGTTGGTGGGTTATTGGCAATCCGACCAGCTAAGTATAGATTTAATTGGCGACTATCAAAATTAGCAAATTGTACATACTCTGTAGGTTGTGGTTGTTGATACCCAAAATAAATATCATGATCCATTACCACCGATACCTCCGTTCATCTTCCATACGTTCGCCTAATTGTTCGTTAGTTATATCGATCAACTTGCCATTGGCATTTAGATATACTGGGCGATTTTGTTCCAGTGCGCCTAAAATACGACTAAGCATATTTGTTAACGAACCATCTTCATTATTCTGCTGATCATCAGTTATAACTTTTAATAATTCTCGTAACAATGAATTAGTTTCACTGCTGTCTCGGTGATCAATATTAGTATCAACATCAGCAATTGGCTGAGCACGCATAGTTGTGTCCATCGCCTTAGCTAATAGTGGATAAGCCGTGACATCATAAGGATTAATCACAAACTCATGGTGCTGGCTATTATCGCCAATGATTGCAGTTTGCTCGTCAAAGACTTCACCACCATTGGCAAATCTACGACTACCTTGTGGGCCACTATGCAGCCAATCAACCTTGGGAACACCCCAAATAGAAGTATGCCCGATACTATTTCTCCAATCAGAATTATTAAAGAAAGCTAATAGTTCATCAAGCGGATTCATCCGATTAGTATGTCCTGGCATGGCAAAGGCAGCAAATGTTCCTGGTGTATATTGCAAGATACCACCGGCTTCATTACCCCCACTATTCATATCATGAACAGTTTGAATAACAGACTTACCGCCAGATTCACTCATGATAGTTGCTTGCAAAAGCTCACTGAAACCTGCTGGAAGACTATCAATGTGCATCATCTTGGCGGCTTTATCAATTAAACCTGGATTGTAGTGACCAGCCTTACCGTCAGATACTTCCAATGTTTTTTTGGTGCTGTTTAACATTTCCTTGAACTTGTTAACTGCTATGCTTGATAGCTTGCTAATAGCACCACTAGCTAAGTCACCAAAACTAGCTGCCCCTTTGAATAGGCCATTAGTAGCTTTATGAAGTAGCTTAGAAATATTTCCAAGCGGATCTTTGAGGAACTTCTCAACAGCTTCTGTCTTGTCACCAATCCATGATCCAATGTCAGATAGCTTGCCCTTAGTCCAATTAATTGCATTGCCAACAATGCCACCGTGTGCATAATGATCGACACCGGCAGACGCCATAATAGCAGCCGTTTCATCGCCATTGTATACTCGTGTACCAGCTGGCAAAGGTAGCACTGCATTACGTTGATGTGTCATTTTTAGTTCACCAGAAGGTAGTTGTAACAGTTCCTTCCAGTTCTGACCGGCACCATCGTTAACCATTGATAGACGAGTATGCACGACACCACCTTGAGCAAATTTAACTGGCTCTAAATGGTGAATGCTGGTTTTATGACCAGTAAAGAATTTCCAAACTGAATCGATTGCATCAACGCCAGCGTTAATAACGCTCAAAACGCCGTTAATACCGTCTTGTGCGGCCTGCTTGATGCCTTTCCAGACATTACTGAAGAAGTCTCCTAATCCTTGCCACATACCATGCCAAACAGTGCTGATCGCATCTAATACTGATGAAATTATATCGTGCATTCCGTGCATGTAAGCTTTAATCGCTTGCGACAAGGCTTTCCAAATATCTGAAAAGACGTTTTTAATATCTTTCCAAACTTTGCTCCAGTTACCATGAATAATATCAAGAACAGTTTGAATCACATCAGAAATGACGTGCATTGCTCCAATAATCAGTGGCTTAATCACATTCCAAACGGATTTGACTACCGCACTAATAATTTTCCAAGCAGCTTTCCAAATAGCTTTGATAATAGCCATTCCTGCTGATATGATCCCCTTAATTACAGCCATACCAATATCAATAATTGGCTTAATAATCGCCCAAGTCGCTTTTACTTCAAATGATATATACCCCCAGGCAACCTTCCAGAGTGCTTTTACCAAAGCCATGCCAAGTTTAAGAATTTGCTTGACCATATTAATTCCAGCTGAAACCACCGGTTCAATCTCTTCCCAAACTGACTGAATCGATTTAATCGCCGATTTGAAGAACGGGCCAAACGTCTTTTTAATCCACGTTACAGCGTCACCAAGCCACTTAGTAACATTCCTATACCAATCTTTGACTGTGTTAATAAGTCCATTTACGAACGCACGGAACTTTTTATTATGCTTATATAACTCAACCAAAGCTAACACGATTGCCGCAATAGCTGCGATCCAGATGGTAAACGGTACTGCTTTTAGTGCTGCTCCAAATGATTTTAGAACACCGGAACCGCCCTTTAATGAAGACATAAACGTGGTTACTGGCTTACCAAGATTTTTTAGACCGCCAGTTATTTTTAAATTATCGTTAATAGACCTGATACCACCAACGAATTTGCTAACATTTTTCAAAACAAAAACTCCAGCTAATATTTTACCGAAAGTTTGAATGGCTGGTCCATTGCTTGCTAATGATTTTAGAATACCAGCTAGTCCGCCTATAGACTTTGAAGTATCTTTACTTTTATTTGATGCTTTACCAAGTGGATTAACTAAAAATCCGAGCACTGAAACCACGCCATTAATAGCTGCACCCACAATTTTAAAAGCAATAGTTAGGCTGCTCTTAACAATGCTGCCAAATGCTTTGATATTACCAGCATTCTTTGAAAGCCAAGCTGAAAGCTTGTCAACTGACTTACCAGCGTTTTTAACCATCTGATCTAGGGTGCTTGTAAAGCCCTTACCAGTAAAATTATCGCCAGCAAAGGCTTTAGTAACAGTAGTGAATCCTTTGCTTACCTTGTTTCCCAAGCTTTTAAATAGATTTTCAGTATGACTTTCAGATACCCATTTAGAAATGGTGCCAAAAATCGGGTTTTGCGCTTTTAGCAGCGGTTGTTCAATTTCACCTAAAAGTTTCGGCATTTGTGCTTTAACCGTCCGTTGCATACCGGTCATGGTCTTCAGCATATTGTCGGCCGCTTCACCATACTTATGATTACCTAATTCAGTAAAAACGCTCTCAAGGTCTTTACCAGTGATTTTTCCTTGACTAGCCATATGACGCATTCCTGCAACGGTTGTGTGCTCATGCTTGGCTAATGCTTCATCAATCATTGGAAAATAAGCGCCTATTTGATTTAATTCGCCAGCAGACACCTTGCCAGTAGCTAATCCATGAACCATGTCCTGAGTTACTGACTTCATTTGATCACCAGTCAGCCCGACGGCATCACCCATATTCAGCATGGCTTTTGACAAGTCATCGGCTTCAGACTTACTGGAGTGTAAATGATAGAACCCTTGTTCTAGCTCGTTAACTAGATCACTAGCTTGACCAGTCTTCTTACTTAAGTCATTGATTGTGCTGACCATACCTTTGGCTTGATCAGCTGATCCAGTTAAAGTTGTCCATGTTTGCAACATAACCTGCTGTTCTTTGTCAAAATCATAGCCGGCTTTAGTGGCTTCGATAATGCCATCTTTAACTTTGTCATAAGCACTGTACAGTGCATTACCAACAAATGTGCCTTCGATAATGTCACGCAAACGGTGGCCGTTTTCACGTGTTTTTTTTGCACTCTCGTTAAACTTTTGGAATCCCTTACTGAAGCCATCTTTTACTTTTAGAGGCAATGAATGTTCCTTGGGAATTTGTTTAATTCGCTCGTTGAAATGTTTGAACATATTGGTGAACTTATCCTTAGCGCGCAAAAACACGGAGCGCTCCTTAGGAACGTCCCGCACTTTGCGTGAGAAGATGCCAATGTTTTCATCGTTGATTTTAGACTTTAATGTCGTCACAACATCATGTGGAATTTCTTTGAGATGGTTAATTAGGCTGCTGATCTTTTCACGGATTGAATTGCTTGAATTAGCTACTTGGTCTTTATACTCATTAAAGTTAGCTTTGGCTTCGTCCATCGCTTCTTTCTGTTTGGAAGCATAATTGTGCCACTTTTCACCACTCTCACTAACTTTAGATCCCATGTCAGCAGCAGCATGAACTGCTTCGTCCATCGCTTGACGTGCATTAGCAACCCCTTGGCTAATCTGATCCATAAATTTCCACACAAATGTCTTTTCAACAACTGCACTCATTAATCGGCCTCCTCTCTGCCAGCTTTTGCCTCCATCAGTCTTCGATACATAGCCATTTGAGGCGTATCAGGTTGTCGTTCTTCGGTAGTTCGATAATCAGTTAATTTGCTAATTTCGTTTGCAATTTGTTCATCGGACCGTTCTACAACTTCGCCTAAAGGTTGACTGAGTTCGACACCATAAGTTGCTTGTGGCATTAAACGAGCGTGCATTTGCTCTCGCTGCTGATTAAGCATATTAACCTGATAGCCATGCCAAACAGCTTTAAACTCAGCCGGCGTTAATTGTTCTAATTGTTCCGGAGTTACTCCTGCGCTTCGGGCGTAACTTATTGCGGTGTACCAGGTTGCAGAACTTTTTTCAGCTTGTCCAGTTGTGCTTGAAGTTGTTCCATACCCAACTGATCCTGATTGTATTGGTCGCTGCCCTCTTTTTCTGAGTCCAGCTTCTTCTGCATAATATCGAGAATCTTGTTGTATCCTTTGACAAAACTGGTAAGCTTCCGCGCTAAAAAATTATCAGCGTGTAAAGATTGAATAATATCAGAATAAGCGGCGTTGGTCTTATCATCGTCAGCAAAGATAGTGTCTTCTAGCGCTTCTACTACTTTGTCACGACTAGGTTGTGAACGCTTGAAGTAAGCTAGTGCGTAATAGTATGCATTCACAATTTGATCCGGGTCTTCGTCTAGTAAGCCATCAACAAGGACATCAAAGCCATCACGACCATCTGAACTGAGTTCTTTCTTTACTTGGTTAGCGAAAGCATAGTTAAGTTTAGGGGTACAAGTAGTGCCATCAATCATTAAATTTTCCATAATTTAAATTTCCTCCATTAATGTCCAAGTGAGCTAGTGGTGCCGCCAATATCAGTATTATGAGCAAAGTCAAACATCTTTAACCCATCAGCTAATAGTTGCGGGTCAAGTTCAGCCACCTCTAATACACCATCTTGCGTATTACCATCGATATTGTAAGTGATATTAGCATGTAACAAGTTGTTAACTGCTTCGGTTTCTGGCAACCCATTAGGTTTAGCCATACCAAATTCAGCGGGCACAGACTTAACTTTCCCGCCAGTATCTAAAGTTGCTTCATTGAAATCCATGCGCCAAATGCCAATCGCCACATCTTTTTCAACCGCTTTTTTAATTCCATCATGAATCTTGTCACCGATCGTCCAATACGAATCAACGACAAATGTTTGAGATCGTGAACCGGACGTATGCAAAACGCCCTGCTTTAAGTTGACTGCCGAGCTAGCACGAGTATTAGTCGTACTAGATGCAGCTTGTAATCCCAACATTTGAATCAGAACTGATTTATCATCCCACGGGAATTTGATCCCGTATAAAATTTTGTCAGCACTCTTTGTTTGTAGCTTTAATCCAGCCATATAGTGTTTCCTCACTTTCCATAGACAAAAATATCAAATAAATAAGCCAACCGATTTAACGGGCGGCCTTCTAAACTGTTATCACTTAATTTACGCATTGACGAGCTAGAATACTTAGACGGCCATTCAGCTAGTTCCAATCGTTGCATGGCATTAGCAACTTTACGGCCTAATGCGTATGCTTGACCAACATTAGCTACATCTGCATAGACATCAACAGCAACGGTAGCTAAGAAATAATCCAAAACTTTAATATCAGTTTGCTCTTGCTCATTCTGCAAGCTGACAACTACCTGTGGAAATTTAGTTGGCCGTTGCTGGCCGAAATCATATACCGGAACGTTAAATGCTCGCAGACATTTTTTAACGCTCAATAGTAAGTCTTCCTCCGGTGACATATCAATCACTCCCCAATACTGCCAAACGCATGATGCGCTCAAATTCATTATCAAGCCTCATTGCGATTCTCTCACCGGTAGGCTTCATAAAAGGTTCAGCAGCCATTTTATAAGTGCCGTATTCTACATAGACACCATAATAGTCAACGCCATCTTGACTAGTTAGTGGCTTCTTACTACCACTCCCAGCAATAGCTGCCAATGCTCTTTTCTGATCTGCAACTGTTGCCATTGGCATAACAGATACTGACTTACCATCGTCACTAATCTTGATTTTTAGCGTTCCTTGCAAGGTCCCAGTTGGCACGTAACCAGACTTACCATGTCCAACTTGAGTGCGCTCTAAGCCTTGTGCAGCCTCTTGCTCGCGTGCACCAGCATTCTTGATAAATGCTTTGCTAAGTGCAACGGCTCGTTGATATTCCTTATTGGCTTCTTCCATGGCTTCTGGCATACCATTGCGTGCAAGCTCTCTGGCAGTCTCAAATAATTGGTTAAAATAATCAACGTCAATTGAGAACGTAACGACAGGTATTTTGTCATAGTTATTCGCCATGTAGTATCACCTCATTATGAATGATATAGAACGCCGTTTGCTTATCATGCTGACTAACTTTTTGAATCTCATGCACCGTATCGTTATCACCTTCAACATATTCACCATCAAGGCCAATCGCATCGGCCTGATAACGTCCGTAAACACGAATAATCGTTGCGTTGTACACCGTGCCATTCGGGGCAAACGTTAAATTGACCTGTTGCACATTAGCTTGCACTAATTGGCTTCGATAGCTCACTTGATGATTAAGGCCGTTGGGGTCTTCATCAAGAAGCTTAGTCAATAAATAAACCTTATCTGAATAACGCATGCCATCACCAGCCAATCGCAGTAGCACTGCGCGTTGTTTTAGCTTGACCATCTACCCAGGCTTGGAGATCTGGATAGTAGGGTGCCAGATCGTTAACGTTGAACTGGAAAGACAGCCCTTCTTCACTGTGAGACTTTTCGCCTTCATTATGAAATTTATTGAACTTAGTTACGGCCAAATTTTCCACAATGTAGTCTAATCCTGATGGCAAGCCTGAAATTCTAACCGAACGGCCCAGATATAAAACAATGGCTTGCTCTGCATGATCAATATATAGCGTCAGTCGTTTTTTTTCACTATCGTTAGGAGTAATACCTAGTAGAGTAATGACGTTTTCTAATGTCTTACCACTGTCCTGTGTGTCACTCATAGAATGCCTCCTGACTAGTGGCCGAGGCTCGATACCGTTGTGATAGGATCAGCACTAGTTACAAACTGAGCCATCGGAATCAATTTTTGATCGTAGACTTTTGTCCAGTTAGTGCCATCAGCTAAATCATCCATCGTAGGATAAGCTTTGCCCGAATGCTTGGAAGTGAAGTTACTTTCGTTCCAAGACAAACCTTGTGGTGCAAAGACAAACCGGCGGCGGTTAATAAGATAGTCAACACCATGGTTCTTTAACGGATCACGATTAGTTTCAATCGCATTAGTGACTGGCAATTCAGAATAACCAACGGCACCTCGAGCAAACAAATAACTAGTATACTTGGCACCACTTACTGGTAAGCTATCGTCAACCACAATTTGAACGCCTTTAATCTTATCACCAGCATCAGGCGCTTGGATTGATGTTGGCACGTTGCTATTGCCATTTAAGACGAAGGTTGAATTACTCTTAGCATCAACTAAGTTGGCATCTTGTAATTGACGAAGAACATCAGAATGAACTGCTACAACGGCCAAGTCTTTATAGCGATCGCCTAATAAGAAGCGGGCCTTGTTGAAGTTCTTCAAGCTGAACGTGGTATCAACCTTATCAGCAGTAACGTCTAATTGGTTGACACTCTTCATGCTAACTGAACTAAATACCCCTGTAAGAGTTTTTAGCAAAAGCTTTTCATAGATATGTGACCAGTAATCGCTGACTTGATCGCCAATAGCGCTTAAAGGATCCGCACCTGATAGTTCAGCCGATAAGTCAGTTGCACTCCAAGCTTGGTCAAAGCCTAATTTACGAGCTTGCGCTAAATCAGTAGTAATCTTGTTGACTAACAAGTCCGTTGTGTCATCGGGAACTTGTGGATCACTGTCAGCTAATGGCTTGAACAATGGCATGTTGGCTACTTTGCCAGCGCCTAATAATGCTGCAATTTGTGGTACATTTTGAACGACACCACTCGTGAAAAAAGCGTTGTTTTGTGTTGATTTTTCAGCTAAATAGTTCCCCCAGTTTTCAGGGATTTTCATATCACTTAATTGGGTAATGTTTGCCATAATTTATCTCTCCTTGTTATTTTCCAACATAGAACGACTGGCTAATTGGTTGGGCACTAGCAATTAATTTTTGAGCCTGTTCTTTGTCGGTATTGTAAATTTCAGTTTGTTTTGTTAAGTTCCAACCATCTTTGGACCATGGATTATCAGTCCCTGTTTCTAGTGGTGAAGTGTTGTTGGTCCCAGTAGTAACGGCTTGCTTACCAGTCAATAACTTTTCAGTAGCCGCTTGCACTTGGCTATCAACGTATTTTTGCAATAGTCCTAGATTATCGCTTGTTGAATCTTCGTCAGCACCCATAACTAGTGGTAGCATGTCAGGACTAATCCCCTTGTCGAGCAGCATTGACTTGGTCTTGTATTCCTGAATCTGAGTTGCTAATTCTTGATTTTGTTTAGCCATTTCAGCTTCTCGTTGTTTGCGATCAGCTTCAGCCTTTTGTTCAGCGGTCATTTTAGCTCGTTCTTCGGCCTGCTTTTGCGTATCAGCCAACTGCTTTTTAAAGTCAGCTTGCTGTTGATCAAGTTTCTTAGACCATTTAGCGTGCTGTTGACCAATCAATTCATCAATTTTCGCTTGTTGTTCATCAGTAAATGTTACCGGTTCATCAGACGGCTGACCACCTTCAGGGTTGGTTTCCGGATTCTTTGGTTCTTCACTCATTAGACAACCTCCATTTAACGTCTGTCGACTTAATTCGTTTAACGCCCGTCGGCTAAAAGTGCATAAAAAATAGACCTTTTAATGCCATGTCCAGGGCAATAAAATATTAATCAAGTTCATTTAAGACATCTTTGTAGTCCGTTTGTACTGGAATTACATTGCAATGACAACGTGGGTGAAATGGTGGCACGTTCATACCGACCACAGCGTCTTTAATTTCAACAATCGTACCATCGTGGCCCTCACAATATCTGCAAACATGAGGATTATCTCGGGTAACAACCTTTAGCTTGGTAAAGCCTAAATTACTGTATTTTTTGACACATTCCTGCGTTTGAGTTGCTTTGCTTTCAGTCACTAATATACGTTCCATATCAGCTTTGGTTGACATGTAGCGCTTTTGCATTGTTGTTTCCCATAAATCTTCATTAGGATTAGGCTTGCCAGCAACACCTAGTTCTTTTGCAACAATTTTGCTAATAGAATTAGGGTTGACATGATTTTGCATTTGAAACTTGATAATGTTATCTAAATCAATTGCTAAATTATTGGCATGTTTGAAGATTAAATTCAATGAGGTATTCTCAGGCTCATTTTGAGCAGCCACTCGATACAACGCACGACGTCTAAGCTGTTTATTGTACCCACCTAACCCACTACCAGTTAGCTTAGTTACCTGTTGAACGATCTCTGCCTGCTTAGCTTGAACTAACTTGTTAACCTTTAATCCCATGTTAGCGATGTTAACGCGTGCTTGCGCCTGGGCTACATCTAGATTAGTTTTGTAAGGCAGATTATTTAATAACGTAGCTAAGACTTGTTCTTCCTCACGATTAGCACTCTGTTTTAACTCAAGCACTGCATCAGTTAACTCTTTAATGTCTGCATTATCGGCATCATCTTGCCAGGTTACATTTTTGTGTAGAAAGTAGGTTAAATTCTTAACTTGGGCATGATGCGAACGTTCAATAATGCTGATCAACTGTTGGAATACTGGATCCTTAACATCTAAAATCTTTGCCAAAGCATGAGCTAGCTTATTAATATCCACTAATCACCAGCTCCTTTGTTATTCTTACCGGGTAGTGGTGTCTTTTCGCCGGTTGCGAATATGTTGCCCAGTCCACCGTCACCTTGAGCATAGTTATCGTCATCTTCCTTAGCAGCTTGGGTATCATCTTTAACGCGTGCTGCTTCAGTATCAGCATTGACTCCAGTGATTGGTTCAGCCATGTCACGAATTGTTTCGTCGCTGAATTTACCAGTACCATTTAGCAACTGTATAAGTTGCGCGGTAGCATCATCATTCTTAGGCAGATTTGGCATAAAGTTAGCTTTAATCATCTTATTCCATTTGTCAGAACTAATTTGGTTGAGTGTTTGCCAGTAGTTAACACAAGCATCAAGGCGAGCATGTAAGCCACGCTTAAGCAACGTTTCCTGTAGCTTGCGTTCTTGATCACTGCCCCATAGTTTATACGACATAGCCACACCAGAAGCATTGGAGGCAAAGTTTGGATCATTAACATTAGGCGTATTAGTGTATTTGTGAATTTCGTTGATAAGAAAATTAGTGTATGTTGACCAGCCAGCAGCGTCATACTGCTTAGTTAGATACTTAGCATCGGGTTGAATAATATGCTTGGCAGTTGAACCAACGCCGCCGCTTGCTGCAAATGGTTCCAAATACCACATATGATTTTTAGGATCAACGTTTGGATGAGCTGGTTCAATGATAATTGGCTGGCCGTCTTGGCCTATTTTTTTATTACCATTCTCATCCAGCAAATACTTAGGCTCTGTCATATTGGAGAACTTACCAGTTAAAACAATATTGGCGTTGTTGAAGTCTTCCTGGAAGTCAGCCATCATTGAAACGCTTTTGTCAAGTGCATCTAATTGATCTAGTTCAGGTTCCCAATCGCCTAACCGTTCGTCATTATTGCGATACTCGGTTAATGGAACAGTACCAAAAAAGTGTGGCAATGTATCATCTAAGACTGCATTGGCAACAGGTGAATTAGTTTGAGGTAATCCGCCCTGACTATGGAAAGTAAAAAGCTGACTATCAGTGTAAACTTCATAATGTTCTACCAATTGATTATCTAAGATACCAGTCTGATAATAACGGACACCAACAAGTGGCTTGTGATCGACGGTATCATCATAGATCACGAATGCTTGTTCAGGATCAACTCGAACTAGTCCTAAATCAGTCACTCCGTTTTTAACGTATACCAAATCATATGCTCGACCAGTGATTGATAAGTCCTTCGCTAGTTGCTGATTGACATAGTCTGCATTCGTATTAGTGATAAAAGTGTCCAATACATTTTGGAACTTTTGTACCTGGCTATCATCTACTTCAGTATCATCTTGCAGCTTTAACTGAATGGGATTACCTATTAAATAACCAACTCGAATGCTTGTCATATAACGAGCAAACGCCGCAGCTACTCGATTGTTAGCATGGTAAGGATTATCACTATCTCCTTGCTTTTTGATTGCGTTGTTAGCTTGGTAGTAATCATACAAAGTTTGAAGTCTCGAGACTTGATGATTCTGATGATGGTTAATAAACTGATAGACAATCTTCATTAATTCTAACGGCTGTTCTGAAACTGCCGTGTATGTTCCAACCGGCATCGTGTAGTCTCGGTTGGCTTCACGGTCAAAACGTTGTTTTCCATAAATACTATTAATAATCATTCACTCCCATCTGACGACCAATCGCGTATTGTTCATCCCATTTAACACCTAACGATCCATCATAATCCCCCATATATTGGCGAACTGCATAACGTAAGGCATCAATTGCATGGTTGTCTTGGTCTTTAGGCTTGCTTAGCGTGTTACCCATGCGATCACTGTCAAAAACATAACTATTTAATTCACGCCACAAATTCTTGCATTTAGGGTGAACGTGAATTTGATATTGCCATAGTTGGTCAATGCCAGCCTCAATCGGTGTTTTTACAACGCTATCAGCATTGACAATTTCTAAATCATTTAACTGAGCGGTTCTTTCAGGGTTTGCACTATCTGCATATATCCTAGCTCGTTCATAGCCGTTAGCTTTTAACCATTCAGCAATATGTGGTGTTGTTTGATGATAGGTATACATCTCATCATAAACCCATAGTTGCTTATTGCGAACATCAACAGCAACGGCCACGAAAGCGTTAGGATCATTACCGAATCCATAGTCCAGGCCAAAGCCAGTCTGCCCACATTCTTGTATTTTGTCCATAGCGTTAAACTCTATTTGTTCAACGCTATCTTCAAATACTAGTCCCTCAGCTACACCCCAGTCGCCATCAACGACTGTCTTAGCACGTCTAGGGTTGGTTTGGTATAAACTATAGAGTCGCTGCTTATATTCGTCAGAGACGAACTCATTGCATCTAACGGTAGTCGTGCGAACAAAGGCATCATCACGTTTCTGGTCAAAAAACTCACGCTTTAGCCAGTGGTGCTCATTCCAAGGATTAAACGTGAGCGTTACTTGATAAAAGACTTGTGGATCATTCCCACGTAACGATTCAATTACAGTTTGTAACTTGCTAAATGATTCAATTTCATAGGCTTCTTCTACCCACAACCAACACAATTCACCAGTAAGGACATTAACTGAAGTTAGTTTTAATGGATCATCAAGGCCACGAAAGATAATTTTCTGACCAGTTGGCAAGTAAGTTATTTCTGGCAATGACTCGTTATACTTAAAATAACGTGCTAAGTGGAAGTCATTAATAGCCTTCTTGCATTCCACGAAGGTGCTAGTCTTGTTGGTATTGGCATTACGCCTTACGACCAAGATATTTGACCAATGATACTTAACTAACCGGTAAATTAAATTGTGAGCGGTGGTTACCGACTTCTTCGATCCACGACTGCCTTTAATCACTCGGTAAAAGTGATGGTCACGCCAGAAGTCGGTATAGCCATGACCAATCATCTTAGCTAAGTTAACTTTGATTTCCATTGTCTTGGTTATCCTCCTTATCTGGTGTCAGATTATCGTTAAATATAATCTGAACAGTTTCATCAGTATTACTTATCTGTTTAGCCTTAGCCTCCGCAATATCTGCATCAGCTTTAAGCTTGCGAATCTTTTGATCTTCAACATCTTTGCTATCATTTTTTAGTTGGCCACTTAACTTAAACCATAATCCAGCAGCGTTTACCTGCTCTTTAAACGGTGCTGGGGCAATAGTCGTTTCGTTAGTCGTTTCTTCTTTTTTTAAATTATCAATACGAACAAAGTCATGGCTGATTGATCTGCCTGACGCAATCCGATATATGTTTTTTAGCACTTCTTCAGCTTCGTCAGACTCACGTTTTTCAACATTGCCAGTCTTTTGTTGAATATAATTTTGAATTCTAACATTTTCTAACAATTTCTTAGTTCCGACACTGGCATAGTTCTTAGAGTAGCCTGCGTTTATAGCCGATTGATAAGCGTTGTTAGTTTTAATGAATTCATTAGCAAATTTACGCTGTTTTGGCGTTAACTTTCGTTTCATTACATACCACCACACCTCCGTTAATTGGAATTAGTCATCGTTATTCGACTACGACCCAGTCATCAGCTAGCATATCAGTTTGACTAGCTAACCATGGAACTCGATCCATAGGTGCATTCGGATTGTTCGTGCGTAGCCCAGTCGTGTCAATATAAATGAAATCGTGAGTCATAACCTCATTAAAACGATTATTGGGAGTGTTCAAAGATTCTCCCTTTTTCAATTTAATGAAGATGCCTTTGCCGTTCCAACCTTTACGTGCAACACAATTACCTCGTTTTAATTCTTCAAGCACTTCTCCAAAATTCATAATTGCTTTCTCCTTATTTTTCTCCAAACTAAAAGCGCCATGCTGTTTAGCACGACGCTTCATCCATTTATCTAAGTGGCCATCCATCTCCGCTTCTTGTGGCGTGACGTAGCCATATTTTGTGTTAATCATCTTTGCCGTGATACTCTCCGTTATTTGTCATAATCATCTATATTTCCAATAATTTGAAAAGTTCCATTTGGATAAACATCTAGCCAGTCATTAATTCCCAAAACAGGGTTTTCTACGCCTAAACCTTTAATTCCAGTTTTATTTTGTCCATTCGTTATTATAACGGTTTCGTTTGTATATCTATTAATAGCAATATCTCCTAATTCTATTTGTTCACCTTTGATATCATATCTTGTATCAACTCGATTATTCACTTTCTGCACCTCTTCCATAATAAAAGAGACTATAGCGTATTATAGCCCGCCATAAGTCCCTCTATACTTATTCTTTACTGTACCTATTGTAAAATAACAATAATGTATCTAAACGTGGAGAACTTCTGTATACAGTCCCCAATTTAAACCCAAAGTCATCATAAATTTCAAACTCACAGGGGTCAATGCTATCCAACCTACCCGTAAAACCGATTCTTATATCTTTGCTAGAATCAATTTCTTTTTTTAAAAATTCTAATTGTTTGTCAATGTTAGGAATGTTTCTTCTGAAAAAACTATGTCTAAGCTTCAATTTTGCTTCTTTTTTTCCGTCTATTTGTTGAGCCCCCAAATCATAAGATTCATCTGAATTTTTTGTGATCGAAGTTAGCTGTGCTGTAGACTTTAATATGACTCCTTTATCTGAATCCAATAACTCTGTAAACTTTTTCTTTGTAATTCTTCCTTTAATTACTTTTCTATCAGTTACAGAACTAGGTTCAATTCCACCACGTGAACTGGGCTCAATAATAACACCCGATTCTTCATCCATTTGTTCAGTACGTTCAAGTGGTTTCTTCTTACCTTTGTGGCTTTTTCTCGTTCTTTTCTTTCTGTTAGGAAACATATCATCCATTAAACCGTTTAATCTTGAAGAAATATCATCCTCTTCAAGCGCGGCTAGTATCTTTTGGTATTTTCTTTTTTTCTTGGCAGAATCAGTCTCACTTTTGTAGTGAGGGCACTCTTCTATATGTGGTGACTTTCTATGATTTTTAGTACTCAAGAAAGGATGTGGCGATGCTGCTACATAAATCAAATCAGCATCACAACCTGAAAATGGACACTTTAATGTTGTTCTGATATTTTCTAAATCATCACTCTTAATTATCTCATCTAGAGTCATTATCTTGTTACTCTTTGTATTCAGAGCTTTCTCAAACTCCATTTAAATCCCTCCAAAAATAAATTTATGCGTGTGTCCTTATTAAACAATAAAAAAGACAGGCAATCAACCTGTCTACACACATAAATATTTGGAAAAACAGATAAAATTATAACACAAATTTAGCAAGAGTAAAATTGCTAATATCGCTGACGGGACTCGAACCCGCATCCCATTGTGGTTTACCAATTAGCCCACAGCGATACTCGCATTCAACGGCCGATGTTAAATACGAAGACTAATGCCGGCGGCAGAGAGGAGCGCATCACCCCTTATAAATCCGCCGGCTACACAGATAGCTGGATTTGAACCAACATAGACGGTTTTGGAGACCGCCATCTTGCCAATTAGATCATATCTGCTTAATAGACGGGCAATCATATCAACTAATCAAGGAGGCAACACAAATTGTACACCTGTGCCCGTCTAAAGTGGCGATGTGGAATCGAACCACATACAGCATAATAAATACCGTATTTACCTTAATCCGCCACATAAAACGGCTAGGGCTATCAGAAAAACGTTTATTTGTCGCCCTAACCAATTATCGATAATACTAATTTACCACCAGTTTATTGCTATGAAGTCCGGCTTGAGTTCGGAAAAAGTTCGGTTAAAGTCCGGTTTGAGTTCGGTTTTGATAAGCATTCAGATCTTCTAGGTAGTAGCTCTGTGCAAACTGCAGCATTGCCAATGGCTTCCAACGGTCAAAATACTGAGTCTTGCTGTAGCCAATATCCATGTAGCACATCGTGTCGCTGTAACCTTGCAAATATAGCCGATCTAATATCTCCTGGCACTCATGATCACAGCGAGCCATGGCCTGAATAGTCTGTCGGACAATCTGCTCTGCATACAGGCGGCGTGTAATCCGATCCTCGGCCGAATTACTAGCTGGGGCCGACTTAGGCATGCCATCCATGCTAGGCGATTTTAAATCAGCGACCGAATGGCCGGACGCCCGAACTGCTTGCGGTAACTTCTTATCCAAGAACCGCCGCACCTGTTTAATTGTTTTATCTTGGTCAACTGGTGGAAAAATTTCATCTGAAATAACTTGCTGTTCGCCCATCATGCGTCCCTCCGCTTTCGTATGCTATAATTAATTTTGTAGGTATCAATCGTAGCGGCGTCAGTGATGGCGGCGCTTTTTATATGTTATACTGGCAACGGTCATTCGAGTGGCCCTGTGACTAGTCGCCTTAATTGGTGGCTTTTTTCTATTGCCATTAATTTCCAATAGCATTAGAATTTAATGGCACGCATGTGCAAGCCAATGCTCACTACAGTTGTGAATAGTAGTGAGCTTTTTTGTTCACCCATGACGTTGTATAACCCATGTCAGCAAGAGCGCAATAACTACATAAACAATGATGACTCCTAGCACGATTGAACCAATCCAACTAACTAACTGCCACGGGGTTGCGTTCCATATTGCTTCAAATATCTGTTTCATTCGTCTTCCTCTCATTGCTCTGAAATAGCCAGTGCTGAATATAAATAAAGATTTTCGTCACCTATCCCTTGATTGAATAATAACTCAACCGATATATCAGCATAGTTGTATCGTTCTATCGGCATATCTTTAGGTAGTTTTTTAAGCTGGTTAATTAAGTTGCCGACAGTGTCACCACTTTCCCATTTATCGTCTGCCAGTGGGGATTCAATGATAATTTGTTTAGTACACGATGGTAGGCGCCAATCGAACAGCTTCTTAACCCGTTCAACGTCAATTGGATAGTTGCTTTTTACAGCAATGCCTTCTATCTTAGTTTCATATTTCATTTTTTATTCCTCCACCTGATACCCATCTAACCACGCACGGGCAATCAGTTCTTGTTCATCATAGTTACATTTCCATTCATTGAAAAATTCGCTTAATTTGTAGTGGTTAGCCTTTAACTCTTCAATCGTGTCTGCCCATAATTTCGGAATCACTGGTAACTCTGCATATGTCTTCTTGAATACGTCATCTGCAATTGACCAATGTTCACCGTTAACGCCGGTTGCAATCCAGTCACCAACGTCTAATTTCCCTGACCCCATTAGATACAATTCAGGGCTGTGGTGAGTTCCAAGCATTGTTCCTGCGTCAATTAATTCATACTTATCAACCATCTCATCGCTTCCATCAAATTGTTCGGCCTTGATAGTGCCCGTTTTACGATAAACTTTAGTCATTTTTCTTCCTCCAGTAGTTCTGGGTTAGTATGCACGTTTCCAATAACTTCAAATTGAGCGCTCCAAGAGTCATACAGGCATGGTTCAAGTACATGTGCCCTTACTGGTTTTAAAAACACACCTGGTCGCCCAACATAATCTTCTGAAACGATTTCATTAACAGTTGGCTCCATTGTTAGTTCACTCATATCGGACCACACCTTTACAATATCGCCAATATAGATTTCCTTGCCGTTCACGTCTGTCAAGCCGGTAAACTGTTCAGTATCATACCGTTCATTATCTAAGAAATCGCCAAAGCAAGACTCGTCATAGTCAGCATCTTCACCATCATCATATTTTACGAATCCGCCCAACGTGTCATAAGCGTCCTGCACATTATAAAGATAGATTTCGCTTCTCTTGTCCCACGCTCTAAACTTAATCATCGTCGCCATCTCCAACCAAATCATCTAGCTCGTTTATTGCTTGTTTAACTCCAGCAGCGGTTGCAAGCATTCTTAAATCCATCCAGCCTTCGTAATCTTTAACCAATCTCCTACGCAACTCTTTCATTCCACTATTCATGCGCCGGTGCTTCCGTTTAATCGTTGAACGCTTCTTAGTGTGTTTAGGCATAACTCACAATCCTTCCGGCACGCGCTCTTTAATGTACGTGTCAAACTGTCGTTCAATTTCATGACTCTTTCTGGCTAACTGATCCACTGTTTTAATGTGCTCACTACCAGTCCGGATTAAATACCCACGAAGCCAGTGCAATGCGTCCTCGACGTTTTTACAGTGTGCTAAGGGTGCTTCTACCAGCCGATTAATACCAGACTTTTCATCGTAGCTAGTTATCGGATGACCATGGCTGTCTAATGACATCCTGTTAACCTTAACTTCGTATTTGTCACTAGTCAGATGATACTGGTCAATTTTCATATCAATCATGTTTATTCGTCCTCCGTGATTTCATCTATTTCTACTCTAGGATTTCGTTTATCAACGGCAAATTCGTCCTGGAATCCTGTGATGTGCTTTCGATTATCGTTGCCTAAAATTCCAGCCTTCATAAAGCCGTCCAGCACAAACTTTTTAGCAAACGCGATATTATCCGCATCTTTCCGGTTGTTCTTCGTGTACCACGTAAATTTAAGCTTGCAAGGCCAGCTGAATTCGACTCCAGAATTTCGACTAGCTCGCGCATATACACTACATAAGGCTGTGTACCGCTTCTTTAGTTTAGCTGCGGCGTATCTGTTGGCCCGTTCAGCCTTGATGTACTCATTTAAGCTAGGTAGTTCGCCCTTAATCACGACTTTGTTCATGCTTTCGGCACCCAACTAATGTAATAGCCATTAACGACCCCGTTAGACATACTGGCCTGTCTAATCGAAAACTCTGGGGCGTCAATCCTCTCGCATAATCGTGCCAGTGTTTGATAGGCGATCACTTCGTCAGGATTGTTATACTTCTCAGCACGCCAGTAACTGTTACTCAGTGGCAGGCTGTATTTATGGACTAAATCCTTTACCCGCTTAAACTCAATCGACGTACTTTCGGATATTTGTCTGAGAGTATGTTTGCCATGCTTATGTGCTTGCCGAATGGCTTTAATGTCTTCACGTTCTCCCTGCTTCGAATCTTGTTTCATACTGGCTAGGTAGGCCGCATCACTGCTTACCTTAGTCCCAGGCTTAACCAGTCTAACCGGGAACGGCCATTCACCAGATTTGTAGTTATGTTGCGCGAGCTTAAACATTTCCGGTTCGGGCCCGATTGCTAGTGGGTGATCGATATCGGGTAGATCAGCGTTAATTACTAGCACCTGTGTTTCAGTCATGCGCTCACCCCTCTTTGACCATTGACTTCGATTTCAAAAATTTATTAGCAAAATACTGCTGCCCCTTGCCCGTAATTAAGGGCGTAAAGCGTGTCTTTGAACCATGGTTAGTGGTGATCACGGTCTCTCTCACTTCCATGATTCCCAGCTCCATCGCTCGTTGGGTCGGTGAGTTGTAACGTTTTCCCATCGCTATTAGGTAGCCATGAGTTCTTAGCCAATCGAACAAGCGGTTTTGGCCAGTCTTAATACCGTGCTGGCGTAATACCTTAGCAAAATTACCAACGCTGATAGAATCGTCTGAGCCTGAAACTGCTTGGCCTAATCTAGCTGGCCCTTGCAGCTGTTCATTCTCCAGTTTCAGCTGCTCGTTTTCCCTCATCAGAAAACTATATCCACGTTTGACAACCTCCATTGGGCTGTTCCAGCGCCTTTCAATAGCTAGGAAATAATTACGATAACGGCTACCATTTTGGTTTCTAACCATCATTGCTAATTGCTTAGCCATGTCAAGCGTAATAACATAATCGTCAATTTCCCGTACGGCCCCATTGTTGACAACCGTACTTGAGGTACACTTGTCAAAATCGACCCCTTCATCAAACAAAGAAAAATTATTTTCGACCCAGCGACTAAAGCGTTGTGCAATTTGAAGTCCTTTATATAGATCCCGGGCAGACACCAACTGCCGCTCATCTTTTTCAGTGATTTTAATCAATTCATTCATGCGCTCACCTCCGTTTGCAATCCTTGTCTAGCTTGCTCTAGATCAATAAAATACTCGGCTGGCTTACCCCAACATTGGGTCAAATCAAAATTTAAGCCATCCCGCTGATATTCAATAATTAAAACCTCGAGTGCAAATAGCTTGTACTCATGAGCGCACACTTCATCTTGCGCGCTACCGCCAGCCTTTAAATGCCGTTTCATGCGCTGCTTAGTCCAGTGCAATGCGGCCGGTTCATAGGCATGGTTAGCGGCTAAATTGACTAATTGATTACCCCAATTCATTTAGCTTCCTCCTGACTGTTCATGAACGCTAGGAACGCCTCGTCGCTCATATCGTCCTGCTGGTCATCGCTTGAGTTTGACTTAGAATCCGCCTGAGAAGCATCACTTTGCGCCCACTTTGGCATAATTTCCTTACGGTGCGGCTTCGAATAACCACCCGGTTTATTAGCATTAGCCAATCGTTTATCGTGATCAGCAGTTGCTTGTTTAGCCTGTGCCAATGTCGTAATCTTTCGTTGCTGCCAACCCTTGATCACTGCACGCAAATATTTCAAAGCTCCCCGCGACTGCACATCGTGTTCACCAGCAATTTGAATGGCGTAAGCCACCAATTCAGGTTTAAGCACCGCAAGCCATTCATCAATTTCAGGACGAGCAACCCCGTTCGGAAATCCCCACAGGGTGGTCCAGTCGTTAATGACCTGCTCGCGTGTGACACCCGCGTCATCATCATAAGAGTCAGTATCAGTCAAGTCAGGGTCAGTACTAGTAAGTTCTTTATGTTCTACTGGTTGACCTCCACCTTGCCCAACCGGTTGACCTACTTCATCTAAACCAGTTGGCCTACTTTTATGACTTGTAGTTGGGTTACTGGTTGGGTAACCAGCTGACCTACTATATAAATTAATAATGCGATATTCAGGTGGTTTCACATTTTTCTTGCCTCTAGCGTATTTAATTAGTCCTAGTTGCACTAATGAGTTGCGTGCTTTATCGAGGCCGGGTTCGGATAGTCCTGTAAGACTGAGTAATGCCGAATTTTTCATGCGAAACTGAACGTCCAACTTGCCTTCGTCGTTCGCATAGTCTAGTAACTCGCGATACAGATTATTTTGGCCGTTAGAGACACTCGCTTCATACATTTTAAAATTACGGTACGCTCGTCGTTGTTTGAAGTAATCCAAATTCGTCCCTCCTGTCCTTATTAATGGGCCTCTCACCCGCTCGGTGGATTCAGTCACTGCTGTTCAAGCCAATTCTGTTTAGTCAATCTATGAGTAAGTCGTCTGCACTAACGACGCTCTCTAACTTTTTGGTACTACGACAATAAGCACAATGTCCGCATTGGATAGGATCTGCTTCACCTTTAATGACATCTTGAATATGCTGTTGAGATTCCAATACCTGGTTCATAGCATTAGTAAGTCGGTACTCCGGTAAATCAATAGCCTGCTTGTCTGGTGGATCCTGTTTGCTTACTGCCACGATGTACGGTTTACACGTCACACCAAATTGCTGCTTAATCAACTCTTGATAGACTGCCATCTGAAGTGGGTAGTTATACGCATATACAAACGGTTCTTTCTCACGAGTTTCTGGATTCCAATACGCCTTGTATATGTCAGCGGTCGTCTTGAGATCCACGAAGTAACCTTGTTTCAAATTGAGGCAATCAATCTTGCCCTTCCAGGGATAACCACCGATTTCACCAGTTACAATCACTTCCTTATCGCCTTGATAAAGAAGATTAAAATCATGGTCGTCAGATAAGGCTTCAATCATGGATTCAGCAATTTTGAAGTCCTTTTTTAGGTGGCCTTTGCTCGGTCCTCGGCTTGAAATTGCTTCGGAGTGTTCATCAACGAACTTCGCATGAGCCTCCTCGCTCTCAAAATAGCTGTGAAGCCAGTTTCCAACGACTAACGCCGTTGAGTTCATACATGGTTTCCATTTACCCTTCAACTCGGCTAACGCTTTTGCTTCACAGGCTAAAAACTTCTTGAACCATGTTGCTGACATAAATGATTGATCTGTCCAGCGATCGTAATAGTTAGCTGGCGTCAAGGTCTCCGAGGTTGTCGAAGAGGTTTTGCTGGTCGACTTCGTCTTTGACAGGTTCTTGATCATTGCTTGATGCCTCCTTTACAGCCGTTCTAACGGGTTCTTTAGCTGGTTCGGCAGATTCTACCTTCTCGGCTTTATTCTCTGCTACATCAGCTTCCAATGACCTTTTAGTCGGTGTTACGTCTTTTCTATCGTCATTCTCATATTCGTTGCTAGTGGTTTCGTTAACTGCTTGCACGAACAAATCGTTATCACTTGAGCTGTTAATGTAGAACTTAGCAGCTCGATTAATTACAGTCCGTTTAGCCATCTCTTCTGGGAACTCGTTTTGAACCTTCTTCGTCTTAGCGTGGCTCCAACTGGTGTCGATGTCCTTTTTTGTCATAACCGTGTATGTCCGGTTCCCGTTGATGTCTTCGATCCATGCAAAGGCCCCGATAATTGGCTTATCTAGGTTCTCAAAGCTTGGCTCGAACTCTTTAACCACCAACACTCCATCTTTACCACCAATCTTGAACGTGTCGTCTTTGTGGACGACCTGTGCTTGAATATCCTTAACGTTTGAAAGACGCTTTACAACGCTAATTGAGCCAAAATAGGAGCGCTGCATGACTAACTGGCTGCCGTAAGGGATGAAATAACATTGGTTTTTAGCTGGGCTCAATCCTTGAATTGCCATGTTCATCAACGCCTTGATAACTGATCCTTGGTCACACTTATCAAGTAATGGTTGGCCCTTAGACGTATCACTCAAAATCAAGTAAGCACTGTTTAATGCATTCCCTACTGAATAATCAGGTGGTAATGACAAGCCTTCATTATTCTTCATATCCTCAATACTGTTATTAACCATCGTAACTAACTCATTACTCATGCTTCTTCCTCCTCTGATACCCAGTGATAGCCCAGACGTGTCATCATCGTGTCCGTGTCGATGTGTACCAGTAGCTCGTCCCATAGACGGGACTGACCAAACACATCAATCAACCATTGCCAATTAGGTTTCTCACCTTGATCTGGATACAACACGCTCACGTCAGTCGAACCGAAAGTGACGATACAAATGGCGCTCAACATATCGGCCTGCATATCAGTCGCCCACTGCTCAAAGTCATTGTTATCGATGTAATCTTGAAACAACTGTGCCTTGTCGAACTCGTCACCATCGTAGCAATAGTTATCTGCGTCAAGTACCCAGTCACGTGAGTCGTTACTTTGCTGCCAATGCTCGTTTAAATCTGCCTGTGCTGGTATCATTTCGCCCACCTCCGTGTCAAACGTTGCCTTAGTGACTGTTTCGGAGTACAATAAAAATCGAAAATAAATTTACTATGCGTCTTAGCTGCACGGGTACTACCAATACTCGAGCAGCTTTTTTCGTACTCAAATTTAGGCTTTGGCGATACTTTGCGTACTTCCAATTCGTTCGACCTCCTTAAACGTGTTAAAAAGATTATTCAATTCTTCAATCGTGATCTGTTTGTAAAGCACGTTTCCAATCCTGAATGTAAATTTCATCGTCTTCATCTCCTTAAACTCCAAACCAGCCAGCAACCTCATGACGTTTAAACCACAGCACTGTTAACGCGCAGCCTACTATTGCTCCTTCAATCATTGCTATTTCCTCCTAGCCATTTTCTTGGTTGACTTTATCGATTACTTCCTGCAATTTATCCATTGGAATACCGGCATACTCAGCCTTCTTAGCCAAATCGGTTATCTCGGCGCTAATCTCTTCTGCGTATTCACGTGGATAGCGTTCAATAACTAGTTGCTGCGCTGGTGTCCGATCATTTGGATTAATCGCAATAGCGTTCTCAAACTCAGCTTCCATTGCCTCTCGTTCTTTCTGCTCTTTTTTCTGACGCATTAGGGATGAGAACATGTCACCCTTTAGACGCCTGTCATTCTGAAATGACAGCACGCCGAAATTCTCACGAGCACCAGAATAATTAAGCCAAAAATCGTTAATTACATTTGCTAACGACTTCCTTATTTGTGAATCAGTGCTTCTTGATCCACTCTTCAACCGAGACAATTGTCCGGGAGAAACATGCGTCCTATCTGCAATCTGCTGCTGTGTTAGTGTTTTATCTCTACCTAATGCCAATGACAATTGCTCTGCAAACTTGTTCTTCATACCTACACCTCTGTATTTTGGAAAGGGCTTTATATCGCCTTTCCACGTAATTCACCTATAATTTAAATTAATCGGGATGAACTAATAGGTAATCCATCATCTCAGCTGCTGGAATCTGCCAGCCGTTATGGGTATTCACATAATCAATAAAGCCACCCTGTTCAATATCCAAATCATGGCGATGCTTGGTTAAATATCGTGAGGCTCGTTCGGTTGATTTAGTTCCGTATTTATACCTGGCCAAATCTTTAAGCTTCCAAGTACAAATACCACGCTGTGCTTGCTGCCAGGCTTGGAACCTCTCGTATTCTTCTTCGCTAATGAATTGGAAGCCCTTTGGAGCCTCATGCCGAATCAATATCGTATCTGACATGTTCGCACCTCCTAATATGAAACTGACATGAGTTGGCTAGCTTGCTCGTTATACTCGGCCGTTACCGCTCGGAATTCAGCATCTAGTGCTTTATCGCTTAGTGCCTCAAACATTACTCTTGGTGTTTCTGGCTTAACCTTTGCTAGTGCATTGATTAATGTAGTTCGTGATAGATGTGTCATTTTGCCGCCTCCTTTGGCTTTGTGTCACTTTTTGCAACTTTTGAGAACAAAAAAAGTGAATCAATTGGTCTCTCAACCCCATCTGATATTTTCTTAGCGACTTTCGGAGATGGTTTCCTTCCATTTAATATTTGAGATAAATATCCATAAGAAATGCCGTTCTTACGGGAGAAAGACCGTACTGTCTCACCTTTCAGGCTAATTAGTTCTCTGATTTCATCAGAGTTTTTTACAGGAAGGACTACTGCCATGTCCTCGCCTCCTTTCTTGATTACATAAATTATTATAATCTTTTGTTTCACTTTTTGCAACCACTTATCACGATAATATTTCACTTTTTACACTCTATTGTTTCACTTTTTGCTATAATCCAGTCATAGAAGGGAGTTTGACGCCATGAGTTCAACGGAAAATTTACGTAATGAAGTGTTAAACTTCGGTCCAAAAATCAAAGAAATAAGAAATAAGAAACGATTTACAGTTAGACAAGCTGCGCTACAAGCAGGAATATCTCCATCATTTTGGTCACAGGTAGAAAATAAAAAACGCGAGATTCCCAAACCGAAAACTCTTCAAAAAATGGCAACAGGTCTACGAATTACTGATGATGAGATTTTTAAACTAGCTGGTATTACCAAAGATCAGGATAACTTGCCTACAAAAAACTCTCACTATTATGACTTAACTGAAAAAGATGAAAAAAGTATCGATAAGGAACTTGAAGATATGATGAACGGGCTCGACTCCAAACATTCTTTATCTTTTTTTCAAAATGGACAAGAGCTATCTGATCAGGACAAAGAACTGCTCAAAGCGTCCATGCGCCAAACATTAGAATTATCCAAACAATTAGCAAAAAGGAAGTTCACTCCCAAAAAGTATCGTAATGGAGAGGAATAATAGGAGCTGGTTATATGGAACGGTGGATTGAAGAAGATATTGACCACTTAACCAACAAGTTTGGGATTCAAAGTGCTTTTGATTTGGCGCGTAACTTAGGCATTAACGTGCAATTCAATAACCTTGGCAGCAATATTTACGGCTACAATAACAACTCACATCGAATCCCAATGGTTGTCATTAACAACACAATTGATGAACGAACTCAAGATGGTGTTTGTTATCATGAAATTTTTCATATGCGACATCACAAGGGATTTAATACGCAGTTTTTTGCAATAAATACTACAAGTTTTTTATCCGATGGTAATGAAACTGAGGCTAATAAGTTTATGCTGGCCATGTTGAAAGAGGAGTATGGTTGGAGCAAACAAGAAGATGTATTAGACTTCTTAGATTTTTTCAAGCTACCGCATGAACTGGCTTCGCTGATCTAAAAGCGCTGACCAGATAGGAAGTCATTAAAAGCTAGGAGTTGGGACTACTTATAATTCGGGGAATTATTGTTATTGGGGAATAACATATTTTGGAGGGATTACTTTGGATATATTTTTTACATTTATGTTTCTTGTATCTTTAATTGCGTTAGCTTACTTTTCAATTCGTGGGGGAATTCATCATTTCACAAAAACAGGTGTTAATCGTCCATACAAAAAATACACCTTAATCTCAGTAGGACTAACAATCCTATTCTTAGCATTAACGGTTTGGGCCGCCCCTTCTGGCACAGCAAGATCGAGTGCATCACAGTCAGATACAGCCTCAAGTAGCAAAGCAAAGAAAAGTTCAGCAAAAGATGCATCGAAAAGAAAGGCTAGCATCAGCAAAGCTAACTCTATTAAAGAAAAGGAGTCATCTGAAAGTGCCCTATCGAGTAGCAAAAAAGAATCTGAAAGTATTGCTGCCTCCAAGTCGGAATCCAAAGAAGATTCAGAGAGTATAGCTAGTTCTGAATCTGAGTCGAGCAAAAAACAGTCTGAGGCAGAAAGCTCTTCAATAGCTAAAGCCAGTTCAGAATCATTAGTTGCTAGCTCGTCATCAGCTAAAAAAGCGAGCGAAACAAGTAAAACAGACAATGCTTCCTATACACAAAATGGTGGTTGGACTACTGCTGCTTCTGGTATGGTTTTTGTATCAGACTCCAATAAGTACTACACCAGCGTTAAAAATCCAGGTAATTACCAATATATGACCCAGAGTGCTGCTGATAATTCTGGTGCCAAGCCAGCACCACGGGGCAATCAATACGCAAGACCATAACAGGTCCAAGCCCTCGTCGGGGCTTTCACGCGAGCGTAGTTCAACGGTAGAACGGTGCTCCTTTGAATTGCTAACTAGATACTAACAGATGTAGGTTCGACTCCTGCCGCTCGCATTGACCAGTCAGGATGTCATTAAAAGCTAGAATATATTTTCAGGAGGATATTTAATTGATTCAAGAATTCAAAGAATTTATCTCACGTGGTAATGTAATGGATTTAGCAGTCGGCGTTATTATTGGGGCTGCATTTACTGCTATCGTTAAATCATTGGTTAATAATTTAATAAATCCACTAATAGGTGTTTTTTAGGGCAAACTGATTTCTCTAGCCTTGTTTTAAAAGTTGGCAATGCTACTTTTAAATACGGTTCCTTTATTAATTCTGTCATTAATTTTTTGATTATTGCATTTGTGGTATTTTTACTAATCAAAATGATTAATAAAATTATGCCTAAGAAGGAGGATGTCGAAGCCGATCCTATTCCAACAGCCGAGGAAAAATATCTTTCAGAAATTGTATCATTATTAAAGCAACAGAAAAAATAATTGTAGTAAGAAATCAGGTGTCATTTATGGAAAAATCAGAAGATTTATCTACTAATGATTGGAAACAAGCACAGTCTGCCGTCTTCAAAGAGTACGAAGATTTTATTAAAAGAGTTCAAGAAAATGGTGTAGACTATGCTATTCAGCATGCAAGACGTTTAATAAATTACCAAAAATTAGTTACCGAATGGCAACATAAAACAAATATTTTAATGGACGATCTATCTAATAACCCCGTCGCTTTAAGTGTTTTTAAAGACTTAGAAGAAGGAAACGAAAGTCATGTTTTGAGTAGAGCTTACGAGATTATGAAAATGTGGCCAGAGTTCAACCCAGAACCATTAACCATTTGGCTAGAGCTCATCGAAGACTCAGATGATGAATAATAAAACTAAATGTCAAAGGAAGAATTTCAAATGAAGATTATCAACGTCGCATTGCATGTTAAACCAGAACTCAAAAAGAATATGAAGATTTCATTCATGAACTTGTTATTAATTCAGCACAAGAAGCTGGTAATGAATTCTATGGACATTTCAAAAAGTTAGACGGTGATAATGATTACGAAATTATCGAACACTGGAAAGATCAAGAAGCCGTGGATTTCCATAATGACACCCCTCATTTCCAGAAATTTCTAGCACACGTCAGTGACTATCTAACTTCAGAACCAGAAATTACCAGAATGGATTATTAGTTTTCTCGCTTTACAATTAAGTAAAAATAAATAGCACTTAATTGCAAAGCTTCTGGACCTTTAGCTCAGTTGGTTCGAGCCCAACAAGGTCCATTCACGCGAGTGTAGTTTAGTGGTAAAACGACAGCCTTCCAAGCTGTAGTCGCGGGTCCGATTCCCGTCACTCGCTTTGTACAATGATTTATCTACGATTTATATACGATTTGTTTATTATATTGTTCACTTATGCTTCTAAAATGCTTGTATCATAGCAATTCTATCTCATATTCACTATCCGATTTATCTACGATTTAATTCATATCTGGAGGAAACTCAACATGAAAAAGTTACCATAGGCAGGTTCAAACTGAATTTCTTAATCAAACTAAACGCCATTAAGAAGTATACCCCATGAACGGGGTATATATTTTCAGTTTAAAAGAACATACGTTTGGCAATATCAACCTATTGTTATTTCCAGTTGGGAGGAATAAAACATGTCAGTAACCAAACTTAATAATGGTAAATGGCAAGCCCGTGTCTCTTATAAAGATGATGACGGTAACTATAAGTCGGTTACTCATTTAGAAAAGCGCAAAACTGACGCTGTTGAGTGGGAAACTAAAACTAAAAATGCTCTGCTGGAAGGTGCTGACTTATCACGTAGCACCGAGAGTCTAAAGCACTACTTTCTTGATTGGATCAGAATTTACAAAACTGACGGTGTATCGCGTCATACTCACGAGCTGTATATGGGCAACTGGCGTCACGTCTCTGCATATTTTAAAGATAAACCTATGAGCGCAATTAAACGCCCAGATTACCAGAAGTTCCTGAATGAATTTGGCCGCAGTCATGGAATTGCCACATCTCACAAGCTTCATCAACAAGTACACACTGCAATCAAAGATGCCGTAGCTGATGGTATTCTAAAACGAGACTTTGCTTACAAGGCGCATATCACTGGACGCCCTCCCAAGCCCGTAGAGGAAAAGTATTTGACGTTGTCCGATTATAAGAAGCTGCGTAAATACCTCATTAAAACGGCCGATTATGATCACATGACTATGCTGATGATGCTGTTTCAATTAGAAACTGGAACCAGGTTCGAGGAAGCTGCTGGTCTGACGTGGGATAATTTGGATTTGAATAATGGAATAGTTCACATTAAACAGCAGTGGGACGCCCGTAGACAGACTTTTCGTCCAACTAAGGGAAATGGACAGGCCGATGGAGATATAACCATAGGACCCGCCTACTGTCGTTTTATGAGGGCCTATCGCATCACACAGAAAGATTATTTAGAACTACACGAAATGAAGAATCCTAAGAACCTCGTATTTTGGTCTAAACTAGGAAAAATCGTGGGCAATGGGAATGCAAACGAAGAGCTAGGACGTATTTGTACCCGTCTAAAGATCAACAAAGTTACAACACACGCCATGAGGCACACACACGCTTCGATTCTTATCTTAAATCATGAGTCCTTCCCTATGTTCAACATCGCCTTCGACATCAAAAACTAGAAACGACCGTTAACACCTACGTCCATCTTATTGAAGAAGAAAACGGCGTGTCAGATAAGAAGGCTACCGAGCTAATGGACGAAGGATTTTAAAAAATGATAATTTTATGATTGCTGTAGTCCTTGTGCCGCAAGGGATTACAAAATCATTTGTTAATTTTTCTTCCAAGAACTGCTATATTTTGGCTACTTTTTTCGTTTTTGGAAGAATCGTGGAAGAACATATCGTGTTTGAGTGGTTTTCGAGTGTAAAACAAAAGCACCAAAACGCCTTTATATCAGCGCTTTGGTGCTTTGTCGTTTCTCTATATTTGTCGACTTATCACCCGCACGGGGATCGAACCCGTAACTCCGCCTTGAGAGGGCGACGTCTTAACCAATTTGACCAGCGGGCACAAATTCATTTATTATTTTACCGAATGATAAGCGGCTTGTCAAATATAATTAAGATTTTTGCCACCTAAAAATCGTCACAACAACTAAACCAACGAATAAGAGCAAACAGTAGGCCACACTACACCAAAAAACGAAAGTCAATAATTGCGGTAACAAAAAGCTGCGCATAACTGCTAATCCGATGGCCGTGACCGCCCATACGATCAATTGTTGTCGCAGATGATCGAATAAATGATCTAATTCTGACTTCGACATACACTCACCTTCTATTCAACTAGTTTAGCCACCAACTGATACGATATTCAAGCAAAAATGCAAAAAATAGACACAAAGTTTCAGCAAAGTCTTGACAGTATTTGCTGGAAAAGTTACTATTAAATAGTTGTTATTGGGTATTCGCCAAATTGGTAAGGCAGCGGACTCTGAATCCGTAATTTACTGGTTCGAGCCCAGTATACCCAATATTCGTTACCAGCTGTTATCATGGGTTGTCAAAAACACCGTGATTACAGCTTTTTTATTACTCTAGTTTGTCATTGGTTGTCATCTCTTTTCACTAAAAGTCAGCCAAAAGGACAGCCAAAAATATAACAAAAAAGCCACTGTTTCCAGTGACTTAATACTTGCGCGGGGCAGTGACTGTTAGCCAACTTTGGTTAACAGTTTTTTTATTGATAAGCCATTAGTCTAATGCTTATTATCAAGGCAATGACTGCGATAGTAATGTGTACCACAAAAATAACCTTTCTTATAGTTTTAGGTTCATGATAATCAGACGGCCAATGCAAAAAATCAAGCACTGACAAAACCATAAAATTAAACGTTAATAATTTTATTCCAAAAACAGGTACCGGCGTAGATAAACATAAAACTATGGGGCCATCTTGAAATATGCTAAAAACTATCAAATAAGCCGGAACAATTAACAATGTAATATTTAAAGTAACTTCAATCAACCATTTTTTTATAAAAGAACTCATTTACAAGGACACTCCAGCAAATATTTAACTGCACATTTTTAATTATACAATAAAATTGTTGAAGTTTGGCTATAGTAAGCATTCAAACCGTTAGATCACTGTAAAATTTTGCAAAAGCGTGTAATGCTTCATTCTTCATATAATTAAACTTGCTGACACTAACCGATAATTGGCCACAAGCTTCACTGCGGCTGAAACGTTTCTCAATAATGTAATCATGTAAGATAAATTGATATCGCGGATCATCAATTATATTGAGGGCGTCTTCGAATTCTTTTAACTGGTAAGCCAAGTCAACGTGGTTTATCAGGCGGCTTTCAGCGCCGTTTCGGCTGCTATGACTTGATACTCCATCGAACGAGGGACTAGAAACCTGATTATAAGCCGTCAAATCACGTTTTAGTTTGGCATATTTCTTTAACAAATTACGAATTTTCTTAACATCTTGGCGCATTAGAATCACACTTTCTGATCCCAGATATATGTATTAAAAAACGGGGCTATTGCACCCCGTTCCGACTAATATCAACACAATGAATACTTATATTATAGCACTTAAAGCAAATATTTTCACCTATAATTGTTCAAGATGAAGCATATTCACTTTAAAACTTACCCGGTTACTAAACCGCGCAATTGTTGAATCATGCTGACAACTTGATACGGTGTCTTTGTCATATCGGTTACCCGGTTTTGATACCAGAATTGTGTCAGCAAGGACACGGCAAAATCGTACTGTTTGTAGCCAGTCAAATCTTCATTCTTGCTAACAGCTGTCTGTACGTAGCCCTTGGCGGCGTCTAAATAGCTTTGGATCATTGGGTCATCTTCGGTCACATCAATTCGCAGGCTTAGTTTAATATCATCAACGGTTACAGCCATGTAATCACTCCTTTTTCCCTTAGTTTTAATTTATGTATAGGGGGTGCCAAATCGCCACCCCCTTGTATAACCGTCCTCAAAAGTGGGTACGATTATTTACCAGGCGTGGTTTTTAACGCCACGTTGATTGCAGCGGTCTTATCAATCACTTTATAATCGTTCCGCACAATGACGGAAAGCCCTTGGCTAAACTGGTCGAACTTGTCCCATTGGGCGGTTACTTGGTTACGCCGGAAAACCGCCACCGCTTGTGATAAGTCCCCCACAATCATTGGGGACGTGCCGTCGACGTTGTTGGCCAGTAACTTGTCACTAATCATGACGACTGGCGCCCCTAACAAGGTGAAGCCACTGGGTGCCGTTGGGTTCGGTTGTAACAGGTAACGGCCATCGGAATCTTTCAAGGTATCAAGGTAGTTGAACCCGGACTGGTTCACTAACCACATTTTACTCAAAGCGGGATCTAACGTCACATTGAAAATCTTTTTAAGATCATCAATATTGGCAGCAGTTGCTTTGGTGAAACTGGTTCCCGTTAACAAGCTCATAATCTGCGTGTTGTCCGTGTTAAAAACCAATTGTTGTAATTGGTTTTTAACTTCGCCGACAATATCTACTTCGGCGTCTTCCACCACTTCGTTAGATAAGGCAATCTTACCCGCCCGGGTCTTCACATCAAACGGCACTTCCGTAAACATGTTCGCGTTAACGTCGGCAATGTCCGCTAGTTCGGCCTTAGTAGCCAATACTGCAGATTGTCGGCTAGTAGCAATTGGATAAGTCCCGGAACCACTAGAAACCTGTTTAACTGTTGCATATTGGGCGAGGTTGTAATTGGATTGCTTTAATTGGAAAACGGGGGTAATCAGTTCCTTAGGAATAACCGCACTGACCCCGTCAGTCTTTAAACCGTCCCGTGTTTCCCCGTGTGTCCGTACATATTGTTCAAATGCTGGAATACCAGTTTTATTTTCATTGCCATTAGGATCAATAATTGTTTGTTTTGCCATGTTGTCAGGCTCCTTTTCTTGGTTAATAAATTTTTCGTAACTACGACTTTCAATTTGAATCACTTGCTGAACACTCGACTGCCCATAACTTGGAATGGCCGTAGTCGTTAATTCGTATAAGTCTTTGATATGATTAACCGTCCGGGTCACTTGACCACTCGCAGTATCTTGCGTCCAAGTATCATCGCCATTGTCTAAATCAAAGGTAAACGAGCACCCACCGATTACCCCATTTTTAATATTGTTATACGTATCCATCGCATAACTAACGCTAGGGTCTAGCTCCGCCGTAAACTTTAAACCCGTATCATCAACGCTCGTGGTGAGGGTCCCGTTGTCGGCCCGGGCTAACGGTTGCGCCCAATTATGACTATTCAATAGGACTAATTTGGATAAGTCCAAGCCATCAAGGGCGGCGGGATCAATCATTTCAACAAATTCAGTGCCATCATTCGTACTCATTTTCAATGAGGGACTATTGAACACTACGGCATAACCAGAAATAACCGGCTTGCCATCAACTTGTTGGGCTTGCGTGGCTGGTTCACCGGGATTAGACTGATCCTGATTTTTGGGTTTGGTTGGAACGGCGTCACGTTTTTCGGCTTTCAGTTCGGCCGCTAAGGTAAATCGTTGCTTATTCTTCACTCGTATTCACTCCATTCTTTTGTAAGTTTAAGAAAATATCGCCATCATCAGTTGGGGATAAGCCAATCTTGGCCCGAGCTTCATTGCGGCTCATAATGCCGCCCGTATAGCCCGATACTGCTTGGGCTTGTTGCGTTTGCGGATCAAGGCTCAATAGCTTGTCCGTATTAAACGTAAAGTCATGACCAAACTTGAACGACAGCTCGCTGGTAAAGCTATCAAAGTAATGTTGCAACGTCCCTTGTAGATACTGCACGCCACTTTGTTCTTGGTTAGAATGATCGTTTTCAACCCCTAAGCGCTCCGGTGGTAAGCCAAAAGCCTTAGCAATTTGTCGGGTCGTCCAGTCATTAGAATTGACCAGCTTTAATACATCGGTATTTAAGGATAAGTTGCTAATGTCCATGGTATCGTCAGTCACAATCGTGTTGACCGCATTGTCACCCGTATTGGCTTCGTCAAACTGTGTACGAATATTGTCCTTAGCTTCCGGCCCTAAATCAGATTGATGGACTTTAATAACCGTGGTGCCGTGCACGCCAGCAGTGAAAAAGCCGGTTAACAATTTATTGCCAGCCGACTGAATCTGACGCTCGTCTTTGAGGGCATATAGGGGACTAATTCCAGATACACCATCTTTAGTAAAATATTTAAAATGTAAAATGTTGTTAGGTGCGATCTGACGACTGTTACCGCCAGTCGGGGTATAGGTGTAGGTCAACGCCCCACTGACGTCATCTTGTTCAACCGTCAATTGGTTATTGGCAATCAATTTCAACGTATGATTAGGTAAAATCTCGGCAAAGCTATTACCATTGAGTAACAGGTTAGCCGCCAACGCATACTTGAAATGGTACCCGTCCATCTGACTATTGGGGGTCTGATTAATCATCGTGTTAAAGATTGCTGTATCGCACATAATCGGATTGCTGGCAATATCGCTCGCAATAATATTAATCGCCGCGTAAATGTCACTATTACGCAACACCGCCGCACTCACAAACGTATACGGGTCGTTACTTGATAAACTAACCAAGGCGTCGGCCACCGGATCATGCGTGCCGCTGGTGGTATTGCTTTTAACAAAAAAACTCATTTAATCACCTCTTTGCTTTTCATAATTAATTAGCAAGGCCAGCAGAATCATGGCTATACCAGCCAATATCAATCCCGCTTGCCAGCTGATCCAGCAACCAAAACCAATCACTAAGCATATTAAGCCAAGCACCAACAAGATCGTTTGTACATAATCAGAACAGATCTGCCGCAGTCGCTGTTTTGTAGTAATCTTCTGCATGCTGTTGATCCTCACTTTCTTGGTAATAGTCCATACCAGCTACAAACGCGTTAATCAACGCCGCAATCGGGTCAATCCGGTTACTATTGCGGGCTTTATCCAGTTGCCAACCATTGTTTAGCACTTTCAAGATGGCGTTATTGACCGCATAAGCGAGAATCTTATTGCCGTTATGTTTAATCTTGTCATCGTAAAGCTGATCACGGAAATTACGGGTTGGAATGTTCAAAGTTTTGGTACCTTGTCGCACTTCAAATAGTGGGTAGCTTAATTTTTCAAATTTTGTAATTAATGTTTGCGCGTTATACGGGTCATAAGCGACGGCTTTCACTTTCCAGTTGTATTTCCCGACCAGTTTTTGTACAAAGTCAAATAGATTGTCATAATCAATAATGCCACTATCCAATCGGGTGATACTACACTCACCCGCCCGCTCCATTGACCGGTAATCAATGCCATCACGTTTAATCTTAGAATCAAGGCCGTATTTAGTTCCCACAAACGAATGACTGTCACAATAAAACTGACCGTTACCAATTGGAATGAGCCAACTAACCGCGGTTAAGTCATTACTTTTGGATAAATCAATGCCAATATAGGCGTCGCGATTATGTAAGTCGGGCACCTTTGTCAATTTACCAGCGGACCAATCGTCTGCTGAAATATAACTGTCCTCGCTGGCTTGCAACCACATATTGAAATTCTTAACCAATACCGGGATTAGGTTGTTTTGCTTAATGGCAAGGTCAACGTCGGCCTGAATCTTTTCCGTCATGCGTTGTTTAACGTGTGGTTCACTGAATAACGGGTTGGCCTTAATCCAATTGACTTGATCGTAAACTTCTTCGCGGTCGTCCAGTTCCCATATTGCCACAAAATAACGGTCAGCTTTGGTTTTCCCCTTTAAAACGTCCGTCAGCATGTCATATTCGGCGTGCATTGGAACGTTAAGGTTAAGACCCGAGGTGGAAATCACCGCCAGCAGTGAGTTATCTTCTTGTGCTTGACCAGACTTTAAAACGTTGTACACTTTGCGGTCTTTAGCTTCATGCCATTCATCTAAAATAACGGTAGTACCAGCATAACCATCAAGCGTACTGGTATCAATGGCAAGGGCCAAGGCTTGCGAATCAGTTTCTAAGTCAGTAATGGCTTGTTTCTGTACCTTAATCCGTTGCCGCATGTACTTCGATTGCTTGCGGACTTGCCGTAGCCCACTTGAAAGCATGTCGTAGCCCAATTTAGCTTGTTTAAGTGCGTTGCTGACGAATAATACCTGTCGGTTGCGGGCGGGCTGACGTTCTCTTAAAAGACCATTAGCGGCCATGCCAGAAGCCAGATAGGTTTTACCATTCTTACGGGCCATACTAATAAACGCCCGATCATAGCGGCGGTTACCAGTAGTTTTTTCGCGCCAGCCATACAGTTCGCTAATAATCCATTTTTGAAATGGTTGCATGGTGAGTTGGCTACCGTCAGTCTTAGGCATTAATTCGATAAATTTAACCGCCTGTGCCGCTTTGTCTTCGTCGTAGTAGAACGGGAAGCTATCGTCCTTAGAACGGCTTAAATCGCGTTTAAATCGCTCACACGCCCATTTAATTTTTTGACCAGCCAATACTTGACCCGATAATACTTGGTCAACATATTCAATCATGATAACATCGCCTCAAAAGTATCTTCGGGTGTTTCATCTTTTTGCTTGTTTAATTCCATGCGTGCCCGGCTAGATAACGACATGCCTAAATCATTGGCTAAGGCTTTTAAATCTTTCATTGCTTGCGACTGTAAGGCCACGTAAGGGTTCGGCTTACGTACACCAGTCTTTTGATTAGTTTGTACCAGCCCGTTCTTACGAATATCATTCTCACAAGTCTGTACCGTTGCATAAGCGCGGCAATAACTGGCTAACATGGCCCGGTCAAGTTCACTAATTGGGGTATTGGCCTTTAAATAAGGCGCTACCCGTTGCCATTCAGTCAAGGCACGATCATGTAACCAATCTGGCGGGGTTGAATCAAGCACCGGATAATCAAATAACGCTTTTTCAGCGTCTTTACGTTGATCACGCTCATCATTGGTTAAATGTTTCTTCATACTAGCTAAGGCTTTTACTTTTTGGCTCATTCGGAGCACTCCTTTCGTTTAAATTTACGCACCAAAAAGCCCCCACGGGTTAGACCCATAGTGGCTTATTGATACATATATCCAGAATTCGTTTATTATATCTATATTATCGCACATATTTCTAAAAAGTACAATTAATAACATGTATATATTTACACGTTACCCCCTGACTGGCTATTTGTTTAAATTTCGCATTATTAGTAGTGATATTTCACAATCCAGCAAAAATCAGCAAAAAATCAAAGTTCAAAAGGGATTTTTATAAACAGAAAAGTATGCTGTCCGCTCCTTTCAGGTCGGCCATGGCCCCCTCCATATCAACGTTTCTGGGCTGTCATGCTATTTTGAATTAGTCTCGTGGCGCAAAATTCCGCCGCCAACTTGAATTGTTCACTCGGCCGAAAAATCGACGCAGTCAATTGCCAAGTTAAGCAACTTAGACGCAAAATGCGGGTTGGTTAACTCGGTCGAAAATTTCGACTCAGTAGCTCGGCTGAAAGTTCAGCGCAGTATTGCGCAGATCTACTACCTGCGTGGCTAAAATGGCCATGCCCATTATTCCGCACATTTGCGGAAACACCTTTCAATATGAATCTTGAATTGTGGGTATGAAATTGAAACTCACAAATTGTTTTCTCGCTTTCGTATGCTATAATTAATTTTGTGGGAATCAATTGTAGCGGCGTCAGCACTGGCGGCGTTTTTTTATGTTATACTTACAACGGTCATTCGAGTGGTCCCGTGACTAGTCGCCCTAGTAGGCGGCTTTTTATTTACCTATCTAAGTTAAGCTTAGGTAGCACAAGCAACCTGTCACGTCATCTTAGCGAGTCAGCTAGTGCACCAAGTTAGTGCGTCGGGGTCGTAACTTGCGACCACAGATACTAAAAAGCACCGCACCTTTCAGTACGACACTTTCTCCTTAAGTGTTTCACTTATGCAAATTGTCTTTCAAATTTTTTTGGTAAGTATACCAGCCTACTCGATAGCATAGCCAGTACCATATATTACCTACTACAAAAATGATAATAAAACTTTTCCAGTTAAAATTAGCTAAATTATATTTTCCCAACAAATTAACACTAAATGAAAGTGGAATAGCCCAACTCCAGACCTTGCTAGCCTTGTAACCCAAAATAAATTGCAAGATTGTAGTGGCAATCGTAACGATAAATAGAATTATAGTATATATTGTCATTGCTTATCACCCCACTATAATTATACCCCACATTACTATCTCATGATTGCCGTCCCCTTCTAGCCAGACTGGTCTTCCGGTTATGATGTCGGTAGCACAATGGTTGCAAGTTGCTTTCATCTAGTCGTCTTGACCAGTCATCCTTTATTTCGATAACGTGATCGACCACATCGGCTTTACTGATCACTCCATCTTGGTAGCACTGTACACATACCGGATTGCTTTCAAGGAACCGCCGTGACAACTTGCGCCATGCTGACGACTTGTAGAACTGCTGGTACTTACTCTCGTCTGAATCGTACATGCGTTTGTGATACCGCCACTTGTTAGTTGCCTTGCGGTGCTTCTCACAGTAGCGTGTGTCATAGGCAACCAACTTCCGACAACCCGGGTGCTCACATTGCTTCATTGGCTTAGCCATGACCGTTGACCTTAGTTAGTGTGACCACGTCATAGGCATTCAGTTCGCTATCAGAACTAACGCCAGCAACCTTATACTCAACCCCATCTAATATTGCTTCCAAAGCTGTCGTGATTCGATCGTCATGGCGTACCACAATTAGCTGGTTAGTTGTCGCTGTCGTACCAGCAAGGCTAATCGTGTTGCTGATGGTCAACGTATACTCACCATACCAGACAGTGAACATTTTCACGAATTGTTGCTTGGTTGTGCCGTTTATTGGGTTCTGAACAGACTTTAAGGTGCCAAACTGTACTCGCTTATTTAGTCGGCTTAGATTATAGTTCTTCATCGTCATCACCAGCCCTATAAACCAATGCTTCACAATAGATCATTTTCGAATCGCTCACTTTGATAAAATCAATGCTAGTGCCTATCAACTCATCGTCAATATCTTGTGCTTTGTCAACTTCCCGAACTCTTGAAAAAAGTTCATCAACATTATCAGCATGTACCATCTTAATTTTCATTATTTTAAACTCCTTTTATTCTCTAAAATATTGCTTCTTAACTACATCAACAACATGATGATTTGCCAACAGGTCATAGTAATAGTAGTTGTATGTTTCCTTGCTCATAATCATTACTAGTGAAGACTGGCCGGGATAATACCAATCTACTTTGTTATCAAAGATCACGCCCACTAAATCAAGCGACAAGACGTGCTCCGCTATTTTGCTATGAACGCTATCGGCCGGCCCATAATCATGAGCAATTGCAACAACGCGTGTAGTCCCACTTACCTTTTGTAATTCGGCATGATCTAACCACTCCCCAAGGTAAGGTGGTGTATCATACTTATTGCCCGCATTGTATGAACGCTCACCAGCTAACAGTTTTTCGAGACTATGTGGGCGTTCATACACGGCACATTTATCAAACTTAAATACGTCTTCAAATTTTTTGAGATTTTCTGAACTGCTATATTTTGTGTCTCTCAATAATTGCATTTCTTGCCATTTCATACGTGTTTCCTCCTAGAACTGGAAATGTTTTTTTTAACGTGGTCCACGTGGTCCCGTGGTCCAAACGTTGATATATCAACGTTTTAAAGACCCCCTGACGTGGTCCATATGGTGGTCCAACGTGGTCCACTTGGTAAATTTCTGATTAAACTTCGCGCATATACCCATGTAGACGTTGGCCATTCATTCTAATTCGTTGACTTTTCCAACCGTCCATATTGTCCATTAATAACTTGATTCGCTTAGCTTCCGAGTTTGTTCGCCCGGTTAAATAACGATCAACTGTTTTATGGAAGACAACTTCCATAATTTCCCGAGTTTTTGTTTGATTGAGTAGTTTCCGTTCATTACTAACTTGATCTTGTAGCCACTTAGATTGATGGCCGTAGTCACTGACATAGCTTTGTTTTAAGCCGGTACTCATATTTCCCCAATCTGTGGGAACTTCCATTGCTAAAAACGCTTCGATGGCATCTCGCATAGGGTCGACAGCTTCCGCAGCCATCTGATACGCCTTAGCCTCTTTCATAGTGGCCTGATCCAGATATAGCAGTTCACCATTCCTAAACCAGTACATGGCTTCCGCCAATACTTGAAGAATGTAATTCTCGTCCGGGTGCCATACATCTAATTTGGCCTTGTTGACCCCACATTTAATTGGATAAAAACGCCGTTCACCGGTCGCGTCCTTTAAATAGTCGGTTTGGTTAGTTGTGCCAATAAATACGCATTTACGCGGGTGTGGCAACGCATAGCGGCCATAACTGTTCCGGTATGTGTCGGATTGTGCACTAATGAAATTTTTGATTCCCTCAATATCCGTCTTCTTCATGGCGGAAAGCTCGGCAACTTCAATAATCCAACTACCTTGCAACTGTTGATAATCGTCTTTCTGCTTACCCATTCCTTTCAACGAATCATTGAATTTATCCGGGTATAGATTTTTACCAGCCGTACTCTTGCCAAGTCCTTGGCTCCCCTCTAAGATAGGGACAATTTCAAACTTAACTCCGGGAACATAAGCCCGGGCAGTAAGACCAGTTAGCCATTTCTTAGTGATGGTGCGGGTGTAATGATTATCTTCGGCACCTAAGTAATCAATGAAATAACGTTCAGCACGTGGCTGGCCGTCCCATTCTACCGCTTCAATACGAGCCTTAACCGGATTGATTGTCTTGCGGCGTGCCTCTGTAACTACTGCGTCGGTAATGTTCTCCTTGCTGAATAACAAATTGTAATGATCTTCAATATAGCTTCTCAATAACGTGTCATCACCATCATTCCAAAAACCTTTTTTGAACAGTGAATTGTCTGCTTGTGGCGTCTTAACAATTTGTTCCGAAAACTCGTCAAATGCAACTAGCCCTTTCAACATTTCGTCATGTTCCATAATTAAGCGGATATTGTAAAGAGACTGTGTTTTGATTCCATCGTCCGAATTCTTTTTGAATTCATTCTGCCAATCAGCGTCACGTTGCATTTTGATAACATTGTTGGCCGCTTCTCGGGTCTCTGCTGGTAAATCCACTGCTTTGCCCATTAATGAACCCCCCTACTCTCTCGTTTTAAAATGGATTGAAAAATCACATTAACTTCCTTGCTTGGTAGTGCCGGATCAACGAACGAATCATTGATCACTGACAGCATGTTATAAACTGTCTTAGGATCAGCACCGACGCCAAACATACGACCAGCAATTTTAGTTAACCAAGCATTGCGATTGCCTTGGGTTGTCCCGGTTACCATTTCATCTAACAAGCGACCGGTATACTTCTTTTGGCGTGTGGTATAGGCGTGTTCTGACGTCCAGTTCACTTTTTGGCCCGCCAACTTATCGACTAACCATTGAGGAGCCGGCTTAATATCAGCCAATGTTCGGCTATCTAAAGGTTTATATTGTTTACCATTAATTTCACTTGGTGCAATCACCGTTAAGTCACTTAACAAGTCAATCCCGGGCCAAACGCCAATTTTACGAACCTTAGCACCCGCGTATTTCAAAAAGTAATGTACGCCGCCGTTAGCCGTCCGTTCAATGTAGGTATCATTCGGCAACGTCTGTCCTTGCTTAAATAGTTGTGCCAAGCTAGTCCGGCCGTTTTTAGTTGGATCGTGCTTATCAATGTCAACAACTAATAAATCCGATAAATCTAGGCGCAAGCCTAAGTTGTAAGTCGGGTGCTTTTTGAACCATGCGAAGATGGTGTTCTGGTCACTAGTTGCGGCTTGGTAGCCGGCCACCCCTTTAGGTGGCTTCTTTGTGTTTTCAATCAGTGGGTAAACCGCATAGCCTTGCTGGGCCAGCTCAATGGCTTTATCAAGCGTTGCGAACTCTTTCATTGTTCATCACCGCCAAACGTATTAAGCTCATCAATATCTGTATAGTGATTTTCTGCATATTGTTTTATGACAGTGATTAGTCCACTCAATTTTTCGGAATAATCAATATTGTTACTAACGAAGTATTCATAGACAAAATCATCTAAAGCATCTATTGAAGTTACGAGTGATCCAGCCTCAAACGCTAGTTCATCCAAATCTTTAGTTTTCTTCATTACAAATTCCCTTCATATAACCGTGCTAACGTGTTAAAATAAGGGAAAGCATATTTTTGATTATTTCTTCGACCTACTGCCGTCCAAAGCAAAGTAGGCCTTTTTTGTATGCTTTCCCATTAGACTTGACCTCACATTCCAAAATACCGACGCGGATTCTTGACTAACTTAAATGACACGTTGCCAACAAACGACACAATCATAAATTTGATTACCCATAAGATTGCTGTTGCTATCATGAAATCACCTCCTTAAAATTATTCTGCCCCCGCACGGTGCAATTAAACTTTATGTGCCTCCATGAACTTGTCTGCGTCCACTTGATCAATGCGTTTAGTACCATTGATAATTACAACTGGTAAGCCCTTGGCAATGAAATTTTTCTTCAAGGTATTACGTGATTTAATATTGAAATAATGCATGGCTTGAGAAATAGTTAAGTATCGTTTGTTATCATCTTTCATGAGCGCTCATTCCTTTTTTGCTTTTTTTGACAACAATACTTGTCATTTGTGAACAAAAACCAGTATATAGACAATCATGATGAGTGTCAACTAAAAAAGACAACTTTTGTTGTCATTTTTTGATTTTTATAGTCATAATGGTTATAATATTGGTAATTTAGATGAGGGAGGTTTATAAATGATTAGAAATAGATTAGCTGAATTGTTGGCTGAAAGAGACTTAAAAATTAGTCGAGTAGCTGCACAGCTACCGAATTTATCCCGAAACACAATTACAGCTACTGCATCAAATACTGGTAAAATGATACAGCTTGAAACAGTAGATACTTTGTGCCAATTTTTGCATATTGAACCAACAGATTTTTTTGAATATCTTCCATTCAATATTGATTTTGACATTAAAATCACTAAAAACGAAGCTCTCTTCACAGACGTGACTCGAGATACAGTTCATTTAAGGGATGAAGACATCAAATTTGATATCTATATCAAAGTAAATAACGTCAGTACCCAAAGCAAAATTTTTGGATATTTGGGCTCTAATGGTAACGGATCTGTTGGCACTGATATTCCTATTCTTTTAACAAGAGACGAGAATGAAAGTGCCGGCTTTGCAGATTTTTGGCACAAAAAAATTACGCCCGGTTTTCGTTCGATTGTGTGGGATCAATTGAAAAATAATTTAGCCCAAGCTATAAGCGAATCCTTAAACGAAAGATTAGCATACGAAGATGTCTCATTCTCATTATCGCCAAAAAATCTAATATTAGACACAGACTTCAAGTCTGATCTATTAAACGTTGATGATTTTGGCGAATTACCATTCTAA